CAAATGTCTTTAAGTATCTCATTTTATCTTTTTATTTCTCATTTGTAGTTATTTCACCCTTAGCCTCAAGAAAAACTCTACGTACATTTTTTGGTTGAGCAATTGACCATTGTGTTCTTCTAGCTCTATATAATCGAGTTTTAGCAATTCTACTAACTGTAACAGCATCACCTTGATTACCACCTAATACGTGATAAAAATCATTATCTTCACCCACATAGATGCCAACATGACCACCACCATCTCTTTTAAAAGTTAGTATATCACCAAGTTCTGGTTTATCAATAGGATTACCCCAAGTGGCCCAGTTAAGAGCATATAGAGGATTCTTAACAACATCTTTACCAGCCATTTTAGCAACATATGCAATAAATAACCCACACCAAGGAATAGCATCATTAGTATATACTTTTTGCAAACCTAATTCTTTAGCCCACCCCAATATAAGAGGATTATTTGCATTACCAACAGATTCTTTAGTTCCGAGTAGTTTAACTGCCTCAACTAAGATCTTCGGTCCTGATTCTGATTTTAACCATTCATACGACATTTTATTAAATTATTTTTTAAAAGTGTTTTGATAATATAAAGTCAATAGCCTTTATTTCTTTATCAAAATTTATTATATCATCTTTATTAGATGATGTGTCTTTTAGTTTTTTAAAATGAGATCTTCTATCTAAATGATAGTCTAAGGAATAGGGTTTAAATTTATTTTTAACATATTCTTTGTATGTTTCGGTGTGTATAAATTCCAATTCTTTAAATTTTTCAAATAGTTTTAAATACTCCATATACTATATATTAAAACAAAAAACCCATCATTTTACAGATGGGTTTTTTATATTTTAATTTTTAATTATGCTGGTAATTCTTCTTCATTTTCCTCACCTTCTTCATCTTCTTGACCTTGTGCTTGACCTTGTGGTTGAGCTTGACCTTGTGCTTGTGGTTGAGCTTGACCTTGTGATTGTGGTTGACCTTGTGATTGTGGTTGAGCTTGTGGTTGAGCTTGTGGCTCTTCAAATTCACCTTCTTGTGCTTGACCTTGTGGTTGAGCTTGTGGTTGAGCTTGTGGTTGAGCTTGTGGTTGAGCCTGAGGTTGAGCTTGTGGTTCAGATTGAGTATCAACTTGAACTTGACCACCTTGAACTTGTCCCTGAGCTTGTCCTTGAGCACCACCCATAAGTGCATTTCCTGGGATTTTTTCTAAATCTAAACCAGTTAAAGTAATATATTTTAATAATTCTTCAGCTATTTCAACATCTCCAAAAAATTGACGAAGATTTTTTCCAGTCGAATCTTTAACTTTCTTAACATAAGAATTAATAAGCGATTGAGGAATATCAACCATAGATCTAACTTTATAAGTATCACCTACTTGTAAAACAGATTCTTTAATAGCATCAATAAGAGCATTTTCATTAACTTTTGATAATTCAACTTTTAAACTCTTATATGATTCAAATGTTCTAACGTATTTCATATTTATTTTAATTTTTTTTATAGAGTATATATTAATAAAAAAATATCACTTTTTTCAATATCACTCTTTTATTTTTATGTTGTTTTGAACACCAATTGTATCATTCATACATTCGCTCCAAACTTTTATATTATAATAAGGTCTAAATTTTAATAAACCCCATAAATATTTCTTCTCCCAGTCTTTATATAAAAATGTTGTAATATTATCATTAAACTCTTTTTTAGTAAATGATATAGAATCTGATTTTATATAACCACTCAAATTGTAACATTTCTCTTTTAAATTAAAAAATGATTTTTCACTCAAGCTATCCTTTTTAATAATAGTACTAGTTATTAGAGTATCTTTAAAATCATATCTAGTTTCAATAACATTTGTTATAAACTTTGTTTTTATTTTTAACTCTTTAGCTAAAGAGTCATATTTTGGATATAATCTTTTTAACTCATTAACAGTTAAAATTTGTTGTCTATTTTTACTCTCTATCAAAGAGATCATATTATTATTATACCTTATTCTATCTTCTCTCTCACTCTTATATAACTTAAATAAAAAGAAAATAGCGACCATCATGATTACAATAGTAGAAATCAAAAATGTATTTAATTTATTAAACAACATAAACATTAATTATTTTTTTTATATATAAAAATATATTATCTTTGCTATATGAAATATAAAAAATTAATATCATTCGATTTTGATAAAACTCTATTTAACACACCTGAACCAGAATTAGGCAAAGATATTTTTTTAGAAAAAACTGGTAATCAATGGCCACATAGAGGATGGTGGGGTAAACCAGAGACACTAGATATGAATATCTTTGATATACCATTAAACGAATGGGTTTACTCAAAATATGTAGAATTTTTAGAAGAAGAGGAAAACTTTATGATATTAGCTACGGGTCGTTTAAAAAAAGTAGATGGAATGGCAGATAATGTTAATAAAATTTTAGACAAAAATAGCATAGAATTTGATGAAGTTCATCTAAATTGGGGAGGAGATACTTTAAAGTTTAAATTAAAACTTTTTGAACAAAAAATTCAACATTTAGGAGTAGAAGAGTTTATAATGTTAGATGATCGCCAAGAGCACCTGGTCGAATTTGAAGATTGGGCAAAGAAACAGAATATTAAAGTAACAATTATAGATGTTATAAATAAAACAGAGAAAACATTCTAATAAAAGAAATATATAATAATATATAAAAATAAAAAGCTATGGCAAAAACAAAAGAACAAGTAGAATCTCAAGTAGAAGAGATACTTTCAAAACCATATAGATTAGATTTACATAACGATGATTTTAATAGTTTCGATTGGGTAATTACATGTTTGATGAAAATTTGCAAACACGAATACGAACAAGCTAATCAATGTGCGTTTATCGTACACCACAATGGTGTTTGTGATGTTAAATATGGAGATTATGACACTATTTCCGAAATGAAAAGTAAATTACAAAATGCTGGTCTTTCAGTAACAATGGAAGCTAATTAGTTATAAAAAAAAGTCACTCTATTGAGTGACTTTTTATTTATTATTTATTCTGTCCAAACCAATTAATATTATTATTCCAATTTGGTTTTGGTCTATTCATGAATTGTCTCCTAGCTCTTAAAATTTGACCATAATCTAAACTCTCAACAAAGTCGGATTCATTCATACATTTATTAATATAATCCATAAATGTTTTATCATTATTTCCAAAATCTTCTACAAACTCTTTAAATTCTGGTTTACTAAAAATACTAGTCATGTTTACAAGTGTCATCACCGTATCATCATTACCACTACCATCAGCAGCATATCTAATATTACCAGAAGAAGTGACATGTTTAACAAAAGTAGTTATTTCTCTAGCATTATCCTCATTTGTTATAAATATACCACCTGTTTGCATTAAATCTTGATAATCTTTAACCATCATATTTTTATTATCACCAACTTTTAATCCTATCTTCTCCTCATTTGAATCTATTCTATGTTTATATCTGACAAAAACAGATGAACCATAATTATTATTACCATCAAATACATGTGGCATCTCTGCTAATAAAGTGTTACCATAATTATTTAATTCCAATACCACCTTAACATTTTCTGGATTAAAGTATTCAAAAACTATTAAATATAATAACTCAGCCAATTGTTTAACCGAAATAAAGTTATTTCTATAAATTCCGATTTGTTCTAACCTAAAAAAATCGACTATTGATTTATATTTAAATCTTTGTTCTTCAATTAGTTCAATAGGCTTCTTAGAAACTTTAAATATGTTAATGATTGAATAATCCTGACCAAGTCCCTCTGATATATCGACCGATATTACAATTTTATAATCTTTTCGATTGATCGGAATATAAGTATCATCACAATCAATCCATTTTAAATCACCATAGTTGAATTTTAATCTCTTAAACTCATCCAATTCTTCATAGATATAATTCTTTTTAGATTTTAATATCTCATCTATTATTTCTTCTGATAATAAGGATCTACTTCCATTTATAAATCTTAAATCATATTCCTGATTAAAAGCATCTTCACCGCCAATATCTTTGACAGCCTCATCCTTCCATGTCGTTATTTCTGATATAGCCAATATGGAATTCCACCTACCATCTTTATCTTCAAATTGTAAACTCTTAACATCTTCTTGAGAACATTTATCATTATTATAAATATGTATAACATCCTTTTGTTGATCTAAATTAAAACTCATATCAACTTTTGTAACATCACCCCAATTCTCTTTAACCAAATTAAAAATATAATCAGGCTTAACTCCAAACTCATACATTTTATGAGCATTTAATCTTATATAAGTAACAAAACGACCAGGAACTTGATACCAATAAACTCTCATAGGTTTATAGTTGTTTCTCTGTGGATCACCATCCGGTCTTTCAGCATCTGTTAATAACTTATGAAATAAATTCATACCATTTGGTGTGGATGTTATAATAATTTTAGAGTTTTGAACAGCTGATACGGTTGGAAAAGCAGCAGTATAGTAAGGCTCTATAATATTAGATGGAATATGCGCAAACTCATCTAAGTAAAGTAAATCAATAGTAAATCCGATTGCCGGTGTCTTTGTTCTTGCTGACGTTTTAATTCTACACCCATTTTCAAATGTTAATGATTTTTGATTCCATGTTTTAACACCCGGTTTTAAAAAGAATGGGAGTAGAGTATAAATTGATTTTACTTTATCAACAATCTCAACAGCAGTATCACCTTTATTGGCAACGATCATGACGTTTTTATCATTATTGAAAAGTATAGTATGTAATATGAAAATTGCAGATGATACAGTATTATGTGATAATATACCATTTGTATAAAATCGATGATCTGGATGATCCACAGTCATATCAAACATGGATGATTTAAACCTCTTCAATTTGATCATCATAACTCTTTGTAAACCAGATTGAGTCTGTATATAATCACCAACTTTTAAATCCTTTACAAAAACCTCATCAAAATTATGATTAAACACAATATGATTATCAGCACAATATAAATCAAAATCTTTAGTTTTTAAATACCAATGTCTATATGGTTGTGTTACATGAATATCAGTAACTGGTTGAAATCCAGAATCAGTCATAACTCTTAAATTATCAACTGATATAGTATTAATTATTTTTTTATTTATATCATTCTCATCTAATTTCAATTTTCTATATTCAATTAATTCAATTAATTCAATTAATTTATATAAAATTGATATTATTGTTATTTTAAAAAATTTAAACATTTTTATTTTTAATTTTTATTATATAATTTACTAATCGAAGCACAATCAGTTCTTTATTTTTAATATAATCTGATTCCGAAACATGTAAAACACTATAACCAGAATTAACAATATCGAGATCTCTTTTAATTTCTCTTCTTTTATTTTCTGGAGTATTTCTGTGATAATATGTACCGTCAAATTCTATTATCAACTTTAGACTTGGTATAAAAAAGTCGGGAAGTATATATGATTTTTCTAACTTAAGCCTATACTCATAATTTCTATTTTCGTTGTGAATATTATTATCTTTATCCAATCTAGCAAAATAAACTTTATCATAAAATCCAATACTCTTTAACTCTTCATAAAGAGATATAAATAACTCCTGACTTATTTTACTATAATTAACTTTTTTATAACTATTTAACCATTTTCTCTGTCTTTCCATCCAAATAAAATTACCCTTTTCCTCACCCCACTTCTCAATACACTTTTCTAATGTGAATGTCCTCTGTCTATCACTTAACATAATTTTAGACTCTTCCTCACTATATCCCCTATTTAAATAATATTGTATCGTTGTATCAGAAATCCTATCCTTTATTGATGTTTTAACAAATTCACTTATGTGATTTTCAACATTACAAACACCTCTATAATTTATAAACTCTTTTGAAAAAGGACTTCTACTCTTTCTTTCAATTTCCGTTGTATTATCTTTGTGATTTGGATTCTTATTACCTTTTATTTTTTCTGAAAACATCTTTTTATATTTCTCATCCTTCATATGCTTACCACTATTAATTGTAGTTTTTTTTAAATCAGACAAAGCCATTATTGGTGCCCCAGGATAAAGTTTTTTATATTCTTCAGTTGTCATATTATTATGTGCGAATTTTAAATGTTTTCCATATACTCTTTTACATTGCTCACCACATATTCTACAAGTTACCGTTTCATTATTATCATTAATTATCATAAATAAAATTTATTTTTATTTATATATTAAGTATTTACGGCTTCCCAACAAATCGGTTATATGTTTTCAATATAGAATATAAAATCATATAACTTTATCTTTATTTTTTCAAGAAGTGTTAAACTTCTTTCTTTAGAAATCATATAATAATATAGTTTACCAACTCTTATATCTATTATTTGATTATCTCTTTCAATACTACAAAGAGTATTGAATGTAAAACACTTACCCACCTGTCTACTAGCCATTAAGATATTAAATCTATTTTGAACAAAATTATCTAATATTTCTTCTTGATAATCACGTAGTCTAATTTCACCAACACTACCGTCCTCTCTTTTAGTTTTACAATATTGTTCAGTAAAGTAGTGTATATCAATAGCACATCTAATATACTCCTGTTGCTCATCAGGACTCATTCTAAATGAAACACCAGATCTTTTAATACCAACTTCTCCCTTCAACCAGGGATTTTGATATCTTTTAAGAACAATACCATCATTTATCTTATCAGTAGCTTCATCAACGAGTTTAGTCGTAAAGACCATTTGTCTTTCTTCTTCTTCATCGTGCTTTTGTTTTGCCATTTTTCTGACTTTTTATTTATATATATTAAATAGAAAAAGTGGAAAAAATACATTTTTTACAACTAATATATACATTATGAAAAGGGGAATAAAAAAAGTTAAGGTTGGATTTTCTGTTGATATAGAAACTTATAATCAATTTGAAAGTTATTGTAATGATAATTATATAAATAAGTCAAAATTAATGGATAAAATTATCAAAGACTTTTTAGAAAAAGAAAAAATAAATAATAAAGATGTCGAAATCAGATAAAGAAAAAAACAGAATCAAAGATGAATTTGAACAAATACAATCAGAATCTATGAATTTTGATTTATCTATGCACCTAGCTAAACCAGAAGATCTACCGGATTTAGGTGAAATTGCAATATATGATTATGAATCTGATTTAGATAGTGTAAACGAACAATCTACAAGTGTATTAGAATCACTAGTAGATCTTTACTTAGGAGATGTTCCAAAATTAAAAGATCACTCCTATATATCAAACAAGATGAAAGAAGACGCAATGGTTTATGCTGAAGGATTATTCTTAGCAAAAATGACTAGAAAAAACTTCTTAAATCAATTAAGACAAGTTGATAATGGTGATAATTCAGCTAGAATGCACGAAGTTGTAAATCAAACTATTGGTCAAATTAGAGAGAATGCTAAATTTTTAAGCGGTCAAAGAACTGAATTAGAAAAGTTCTATAAGACATTAAGAAAAGATTTAGGTTATGATGATATAGAAAATGATACACCAGTAAAAGAAGAGGATAAATCGGATAATTCAAAGAATGATGAGGGTGAAATAATGGATAATAAAAAGTTAAATGATTTAATAAAACAAGCAATGTTAAATAAAGAAGATAAAAAGAAATAACCTCTAATTTTTAGAGGTTATTTCTTTTAAAACTTTCAAATGTCTTAATAATTTTATTCAATTCTAATATTATCTTTTTCGTCTGTATTCTATTTACTTTATTTGGACTTACATAATTAATATTTAAAATATTATTATTAGATTTAACTATACTATCAATTTTTTCCTTTAAAACCGAATCTGTATTATCATATAAATATTTTAAAAAGTCATTAGGATTTATATTAACATTAGATATATCATCATCATAATAACTAACAACATCATATTTAGTTATTTCTTTATCAATAAATTTATTATCTTCTGTTTTTAATCCGATTAAAAATTGTAGTAATATTTTAATTTTATTAAAAATTATCTTATCATCTTTTCTATTAAAAAATGTCTCTGATATGTAATATATATCCTCTATATTTAAACCCAAGTCTAATAATTTAGATTCTATTTTCTTAATTATTAATTCATAATTTTTTTTGTTGTTTTTAGAACAAATTAAATAAATGTGATCTGTTGTGTTTCTAACATGGTTTAAAATATCTAAATTAATTGAATATTCTAAATCACCAATTACTTCTGTGTTAAAAAACTCCTGCATAGAAAAAATTAAATTATTTGTATCTACTTTAAGATTTTTACATTTAATTTTTAAATTATTTGCAATATCAGTTGGAATCCAATAGTTATCACCACTAAAATTAAATCTTTCTCCTTTGTCTTTCCAAACACCAGATTTTATAAGATTATAATCAGACTGATCTATTTTAATAATAGGAAATTTAGGTCTTTTAATATCTATGATCCACACTTTATTATCAACATATAGTAAAGTATCTAAATCAAAAAAATGAGCATTCATTAAAAATATTTTTTAATTTTATAGGATATTTGATGAGCACCATCCCATCTAGATCCTTCATATTCTTTATCTTTCCATGTAATTCCACCACTTAATTCATTTTCAAAAGAATTACACTTAGGACAAATCTTTGGATATTCAACATTTTCTTCATTTGTTTGAAAGTTAAATGTTGCCTTACACCACGGATTACTACAAACTATTTTTATATTTTCCATGTTGTATATATTAAAATAAAAAACTCACCATTGGTGAGTTTTTTATTAATTAGTATAACATATTTTTACTTAACGCAAAGTCATATAATATTGGTAGATTTAAATGTCGATTAAAATAATCTCTTATATCTCCTAATGTTTTACATTTTCTTAGAATAGATATTATTAAAAATCCAAATTCTTCTTGAAAGTCTAAGCAATAATAACTCCACGGTTTATTATAATTTTCTAAAGTTTTCCACTCATTCTGAGCGCCACTTAACCAAAATAAACATTTAGATGGTTCGATTTTTTGTGAATCAAAATCTACAATTTCTAAATTCCATATTTGATCGTTTACATCTACACATCTCATTAAAATTGCCGTTGCTTCTGCCAAATCCGTCGTTATTTCTTTCCCAATTTCAAAGTAGTAATCAGATTCCTCACATAGAACTCTAATTTTACCACTATTGTAAATCTCTTTCGATAATGATTTAACATCAATTTTTCTGCGTTTCATAGTGATTTTTTATTTTTTATGATAGATAAGATGATAAATTAATACCATCATTCCATTCTCCATTCATTAAACCCCCTTCAAAAATACCTGATTCCCAATTACCATAAAATTCACCACCCTTAAAAATACCATAATTCCAATCACCTGATATGAAAATACCATCATACCAAATTAAAGTACCCCTCTTTATTTCTATTTTAGCATTTATAATCTCAGAATCAACCAACCAGTTGAATCCTAAACTCTCTAAAATATCTTCAATCTCTTCAATATCTTCAATATCTTTAATGTGTGTGTATATTTTACCATTGTATTTTAATTCTAAATATCTCATAATTCTATATATTATGATTTTTTTTCATTAAAATATTAAAATTTAAAAAATCCTTTATTTTTAAATGTCTTTCAAAATCCATTTTTTATTACCCGCAGATCACACTCTTAAATAACCCATTTCCTCCATTATTTCATGTTCAAATTTATCTGAACTCACACCGTTGGTTACTAATTTATCTTTTCTAAAGTTAAATCTATGATATTAAATATACCTAACAAAAAAAAAGAGAAGTCATATGACTTCTCTTTTTTATTTATTTTTAAGATTTAATTACATAAATCCACCAGCATCAATTGCTCCAGTTCTAAGGATTGTAACATTGTTAACAATGATACCCATACCCTTAATTGGTTCAACATAAGTATCTAAAACACCGATTTGGTTATCTATTATTTCTGATGTATTATTTTCATCATCCATTTTGTTGAAATAGTTATATAAACCGTTTCTATTTACATATGTTTCACAGATTGAATCAGCTCTAAGTTTAATTTCAGCTCTGATATCTGGTGTGTTATACTGCCATTGGAAATCTAATAACATTCTCGATAACTCTCTTTCTAATTCGATTAACACCTCTCTTACGTGAATGAAAGAAAGAGCTGATCTTTGAAGAGTTTGAGCTGTGTTTTCAGTTTCAATAACATGACCTCTATTTCTTTTGAATACAATAGGGTTCATTTGAGCTTGATTTAAGAATTCAATATCCTCATTTGTATAATCATGCTCTAATCCGATGATATTAGTAATTCTACCATTAGTAACACCAGCTGCGATTGTCCAAGGAGTGATTCCACCTAAGTTAGATGTATGTTTTCTCATATATGTTGTCGCAACGTGTGCTGCTGGTGGCATAGTAACTTGTCTACCATCATCATCAACTTTGATATAAGGTGTAAAGTAACCAACACAAGTACTTCCTTCACCATCAGCGAATGTATAAGTAAATGCTGCTGCCTTATCAGGATTTGAACCTTTAGCGATATATTCAGCAACTAAATCACCATTACCATCAACATATGTTGGAGAAGTTGAAGATTTAAACGATCTAATAGATGGCATATTTAAGAATCCAAATATGTCTTTTCTAGATCCACAGATATCAGCTAATTGTTGTTTAGATCTTTCTCCTAAACCAAGTCCAAAAGAATCCACTAAATATCTATAATCTATAGCTTCTTTGTTTGTTAAAGCTCTATATAAAGGAGTTCCTTTAGCAACAATATTTAAGATATCTTCTTGTGTTTTTTCAGTACCATCTGGTAAAGATTCTGTTCTAACTTTAAATCCTTTGAAAGTTAAAGCTTTATATGCGTATGTATAATTATCAACTGATTTATATAAGAAAGTCTGGAAATCATTTCCGGTTCCATTAGCTCCGATTTTATTTCTTCTAACTGGTAGAGAACATGTAATCATCACTAAAGAACTATCTTTTGAGTAAACTCTCTTATCTAAAACTCTAGAAAGTCTGTTGTTAGTTCCTAATAGGAAATCACCAACTTTAATTTCAGAATATCTATCACCTTTAACTAATACTTTATTATCAAGTAACCAAGTACCATCCACATTATCAATCAAATCTGTATCTTTAGATGAACCAATTACAAAAGTTCCATTTGAATCATAAGTAGCTGGATATTCCAATTCTAAAGTTTGTTTATAATTAGAACTTTGAGAAATAATATTAAATTTGGTCAAAGAATCTAAATTAGATAAAGGTGGCATCGCAACTAGTGATGAATAACCATCTCTAAATCTAATACTTAAAGCATTTTTAATAAAAGTATTAGATTCTTTCTTATCTTGTACAAACATACTTAAAAAGTATGTGCCAATTCCAGGTCTATTATCAATTATGTTTTTAACACCATATATCTTCTCATAAACTACTTCTTCAACAACTTTATAAATATATGTTTTAATCTGTTTATTATTTATATCATTTGATGATTCTAAAGTAGTACCATCAGCTTTTGTAAAAAGAGTAGCCGAGTTAACACTAGAAGAAATTAAGTTATCACTTACAATAGTAATTTTTCTTCTATTTAAAGTAGAATTAGTTATTGTAATACCATCTCCAATATTAAATTTAATTTCATTAGTAGTATCTGATGTAGCACCACTACCCGGATTTGGAAATGATGCTGTAAACATAATAAAGTTATAGCCAGCAAATAAACTAGTTTTACCAGTATTTAAACCTGTAATAGTTTTATCATCCTCACCATCAAAGAAAGTAACGGTGTACCCACCACCTTCACTATAAACTTTACTAGGAACTCTATTAACTTGGAAATAATCACCATTATTAATAATACCATCATAGTAGTCCTGATATAATTGAGAGTATTTAGAAACAACACCAATACCATCACCAAGTAATGGATTGACTTCAGTAACACTGTTAGTAACACCAACCATTTTTGTATCCATACCATTTCTTCCTAAAATTACCTCATCATCAACTGAATATATTGTCAAGAATCCTTGTAATACTTTTTGCCAATCCAATTTAACTATCTCAGAGTTTGGTAAACCAGTATTTAATACAAAAGATTTATTTTGAGTTGGAGATGTTACAATATCAGATATTGACATGTTTTCCATACTCACTTTTCTGTTTTGTGACTCGCTATCCAATAACATAACTCTCTTATATTTATCAGAGCTATCCAATAAATTAACTAATTTATCAAACATTCTATGTCTTCTATAAACTCTATAGTTTGCTGGATTTTTAGCATTGTCAGTACCTAAGAAAGTATATTTAATTTTACCATCACCTAAATAAGAAACTTTATAATCAAATAAATCATTTGATGATTTTTCTAAAGTATATCCATTAACAGTACTTAAATCAGATAAAATCTTTTCAATACCTGCTTGAGTTAATTTAAATCCAAATTGTCCACTACTAAATGTTCCCGACATACCAGTTGGCTTTTGTCCATAAAATGAAGCCGTAGAACATAACCAAACAGATTGAGTACCCGGAATTTGAAGAGATGTAAAATTTGTACCAGGAGTTACACTAGCAGAATTTACAGTAATTTTAGCAGTTGTTTGTAATGTTGCAGATGCAGTAGCTGCAAACTCAACAGTAACATTTAAACTCCAAGTAACACCACCCTGAGGTAAAGTTGCAATTACATTAGAAGCTGTAAATATCTGAGTTGATGGACCACCACTAACACCACTTAGTAAATTAGGAGTAGTTGCTTTATCATAAAAATTAGTCGTCGATGATAAGAATGAGTCTGGCCCAAATGATGACGAATTCACTCCTGTCTTCAAAGCCCACTTATTCTCACTCTTAAATGAATTGAAAATATAATTAGAACCGTCAAAATTAGTTAAGAAATATATTCTTTTAGCATCATAATCTACTCTATCAATAATTAATAAAATAGGAGTTACACTATTACTAGAACTATTAAATGTGTATGGATTTGATGTTGATATATCTTTAGATCCACCAGAAACTGACCAAACAGATATAGAATCTCCACTATTTAATCTAATTGCTGGATTAATAGAAACTGATTTAAAATCAACAAATAATTGTTCAGTGATTGAGTCCCACTGGAAATTACAAGTACCAACATCACCACTAGAAGCAGTTGCAAAAACTGGATAAAGACTTGAATAATTCCATCTATCAACATTTGAATATGTTAGAATTCTAGCATCATTTACAAACCCAGTTCTAGAAAAATAATTTCCAGATCCAGTACCACCAGTAAATAATTGGTTACCAGATGCACCAATAGGTGCTGATGTATCGTCATCTAAATAAAGTTTATTAACACTATTCTTATAGAAAGTTCTAATATAGTCACTATTATCATGTAATAATGGATTAGAAAGATCTTCATTCGCCGATAAAAATGAAGTATCAACACTCACATATTCTACGTTAAGATAAGAATCTGATGTTACTGGATTACCAATAGTGTTTAACCAAGGAGCTAAACCACCAACAAATGTAGCTTTTGAATAGTTATTGGAAGTAAGTAAACCATTTTGTATAACACCAATAGAACCATTCCATTTGTTATATCCATAATAACCACCAATAAGGTTTGGTGAGAACCTACCTTCAATATCAACACCATTTAAATTATACTTTTGATATGATCCAAAAGGAACAAATATATTAGAATTGTTAAAATTATTTGATTTAACTCTGAATTTAAATGTGTTTAATACAATATCATTTGCTGAAACTCCAATAACGTCACCACCATCTTTATTAACAATAATGTCAATTGTTTTAGTATCATATTTATAGACAACAGCAGCTAAACATAATTGTATATAATTTCTTATCTCAAAATCACCAGATTTTATTGAGAAAGATATAGATCTATAACTACCACTAGCAGTAGCACTAGTATTTAAAACAGGTAAACTTTCACCATTTATAACAGCATATGCACTGTTATGAATATCATAACTAATTATAATATCGGTAAATGTATCAATTGTATTAGTAATAGATTCAGATAATTTATCATCTACAGATTTCGATATTCCCGCTACCGCAACTGATTTATATTTGATACCCCAAGTTGTAAAATCAGCAAACCAAGAAGTTCTATTTTTAAAGTTCTTTTGAACTCCAGAGTAAGTAGGAGCACCATTTATAGTAGGATAAAAATGCGCTTGATTTGAAAGAGGTTTAGCTATACTATATGAAAATCCAGTACTTGGAGAAACCCTAGTATCCAAATCAAATCCTATACCTAATGATGTAGATCCAGTTAAACCACCTAAATTGGCAGTAACGTTACCTGGTAAATCCAACGGTTTAGTCATAACTGGAACTTCCTCAGAAATATTAGCCTGATATGATAAGAAATTAATAACAGTCTCATTCTTATTAGCAATTGTATGACCAACTAAATCAATAAGTGAACTAACATTTTCATTCTCAACAGCATCTATGTTAAATGCACAAAAGATTCCTGTTTTATCAGTATCAGCATTAAGATTTGTCTCAATAAATAAATTTTTATTCTCTTTATTTCTAAAATAAGGAATTAAAGAAAGTCCACTGTAATATCCTAATACATTAACATTTCTATTATTTGCAAAATCAACAACAAGATTTTTTCTTAAACCAGAACCTAATTTTGGATCAAAAAAGAAATAGTTGCTCCAAATTTTATCCTGAGCCAAAGATCTATAATTAGACCAATCACCAGAAACAATAAGTACATCAACCATATAATCCGAGATAAAATCTTTAGGATTAATAAAAGCTGGTACCTTTTCAACAGAACCAAACCATGATTCCGCAGTAATATCATAATTACCAACTGTTGACTTATAGATAAAAACAGAAACTGGTTTATCTGATAAGTTAGTAATGTTTAAAGCTCTTGATGCAAATCCAGGATTTGATCTTGTAAAATTAATAAATGATTCAGGATCTTTTTTCCAGAAACCAGTAGTATCATGGAATTTTCTAAAAGCTCCCAATCTTTTAACATCATTTAAATTATCAGATGATGTAGATAATGATTGATATTCAACTCTATCTAAAACATCGTCTGTTAATAATAAATTCATTGCATAAACTGGTGAACTTTCTAACATTTTTTCGATAGTTCTATGAAAGAAAGAACCCTTTCTCTCCAAATTTCTATCAATTTCACCATAAATAGCTCTAAACTCATTAAGAGTGCTAACTTTAACTGGTGCATTCACAGGTCCCTTTTTCGAAACACCGATAACCATATTAACCAAAGGGTCAACAGACGTAGGTGTAGGAATAACGGATTTATCATATTCCTCGATAAATATGCCTGGTCTTTTGTATTTTCCAATTTGAATTGCCATATTTTTTTAATTATTTTTTTTTGTTATCATATATATAAAGTATAAAAAACCATTTTTTTCTATTTTTAATACTTTTTATCTGAGTCTTTTTCTATTTTATTGATATACTCAATCATTTCTTTTTCTCTATCATCCATCTCCTTCTGAATATCATTGAATTGTTTAACCATATCAACTTTTTTCTCTTCAATACCAGCTTTGGTATTTTGTATTTTTTGTTTTAATTTAGTTATATCATTATTATATTTATCCTTAGTCTTATTATCTGTTGTAATATTTAAGATGTCTTGTGACTTTCGAATTTCTAAATTATCTATAGCTATTTGATTAAAATCTTTATCTACCTGTCTAGATTTTTTAGCTATATTTAAATATTTAACTAGGAATTCGTTTTGTAAATTTTTCTCCATATCAGAAATCTTTTTATCATCATTAGTTTTATAAGCAGTATCAATATCTTTATACTTAGAATTGAATTCATCAATCTGCTTTCTAAGTGTATTTAATTTCTCTTTAGCCTTCTTAATATCCAATGTATCAGAGTCATTAGTTTCCAAATTCTCCAACCAAAGATTCCAATTTCTTAAATATCTCATTTTGTATATTTTTCAATTTTATTTTTAGCATTTGGAACAAAACCAAAATCAACACCCATTGATATAAACTTTTGCTCAAATTCTTTAAAGTCTTTAGATAAGTTAAGATTTTCCATTTCTTTACCATCTTGTTTTAAACAAATTTTATAAATATCTTTAACGTTTAAAACAATTTCAGTACTTTTTGAAAAATTTCCCTTTGTTGTATATGTAATTTTAACTTCTTTATTAGTCTGTAAAACTCTAAAATCATTTAAATTGAAATAATTTATATTAAAAGGATTACCATTATCCTGTTTAGGTTTTTCAATCATTTTACTTAACTCATTTTTCTCGATCTTAACAGGTTCCAATAATCTTTTCCAAGGCCCAAAACTTCTAACAAAAGCAATCTTATTATCACTAATATAATGTGCAAATATCTGAATAAGAGATCCAGGACTACCAGCCGCCTCATTTATAGAAATTATAGTACCCTCTATTATAAAGAATGTTCCCTTACCAGGTAGGTAAACATTACCAGGTGAATTTAATTTCAAAATATGTAAATTTTTAGAGTTTTCACTTATTTTTTGTTGCATATCCGAATTTGCATCAAGTGTCTCAGATCCACCACCAGTAGGTTCACCATTAACATCTTTTGGTGGTTCATCAAAATATTTATCCAAAAACTTAGCCTGAGCACCCTTAACACCACCAGAACCATCACTACCACGATATAATTTATCACCATCTAACATATCGGTCATAAATTGTCTTAACATAGGTCCCTTACCTTCTCTAATTTCATCACCAACTCTAAGAACGGTACTTTTATCAAAAATAACTTGATACTTTCTCTCACCAATAATATCATAAACAGCATTTTCCCACTGATCAAATAACTCATTATTTCTCCAAGGACCACGGTCACCACCACCCATATCATCATATTCTAAACGAGTACCAGGACTAGGACCAGCAGCCGAACCATCTAAATTTTGACTTCTTTTTGAAATAATAGGGGTCATATAAATTTTATAAGCTTGATTAAAAATTCTCAATATCTCTATAATTGGGTCAAATCCATCGATTATAAATCCTCTCTGTACTTTAATATTTTTAAGTTCAACATTCAGTTCTTCAATTATTTTCTCATCAATCTCAAATTCTAAAATATTTTTACAATTATCATCTAAATATTTCTGAATTTCTGAATTATCAAATTTATCCTCATCATCATCATCATCCTCATCTTTATCATCATTATTTGATTTTGAAACTTTCAACTTTTTAATTTTAGACATTGTATCAACATATCCCTTTAAATTCTTACCAAAATCAAGACCATCAAAGTCATATTCATTATATAAAGATTTATCTTGAAACATCAAAGCAACTGTTGCAAGTCTTGAAATTTTATCAGATATTGATGAAAACTCACTAGTTGTTAACTTATCAATTCTAAGATTCCAATTTTCATATAATGGCGAATTTGGTGCTACAAAAGTTTTATTTTGACCAGTTAAGTTCTTAACAATATCTATGTATAATTTAATAATGAAATTTTTATAAACCTCACTTGATTTATTTTCAATAATCTTATTTAATTGTTCAGTAGATACAATAGGATCTTTTGAACCCTTTAATGTTTTATCAAGGTTTTGAAACTGAACTTTTAATTTAGCAAAAGCTTGATAAGCGTGTGATTGTTCTTTAGATATAATATTTTTAGGAATATTCGTAGAAGTAGAACCGGTTGCAACAACAGGAGTAGTTTCTTCTTTTAGTATTTCAATAAATGATTCATAATTAGATATAAATTTTTCATTTTTAATAGATTTAACCTGAATATTTCTTTTACTCCCTTCAAAGTCTATTTTTTTATATTGAGTTAACATTTTTGATAAATATGATAAATTATTAACTAATAAATCAAAATTATTAGAAAACTGCTCATTACTAACAACTGATGCGGTTGCACCCACACTTGAACTACCACCTTTAACTGGTTTATAATTCTTTAAAAAATCTAATAACTTTTTAAGTTCATTAATCATTTCACTCTTTTTTTCTAATTCATCATCAACCTTTTCTAAATTTTCCAAAGCAGATTCAGCTAATAATTTAATAGAATCAACATCATCACCATCAGCAATAGATTTTCTCAATTCAAAAATATATGCATAAATCTCCACCTTTAAAACCTCCATTTTATACTTAATATCAGCATCATATGTGGCCAATAATAGACCATTTGTATGAATTCTTTCGAACTCAGCATTAAGTCTTTTAATTAATCTAGGAAGTTTAACAACAGATCCCAATTTAATTTTAATCTTTCTTATAATATGGTTGATTAAACGACCCAATAGTGAGTCATTCCAACCAAGATTATTAGAAAACATAGGCTTCCCAACGTTTGTATATTCTTCATATATAGGAAAATCCCAACCAGAATATGGTGTTTGTTCGAATTTTTTTGAAATATTTCTTTGTAAGAAAACTTCTCTATTATCAATATATCTCATTTTTTAACAAAACTTTTTTATTATATATTAAAAATTATTTTCATATTTTTAAAAAAATAACTATATTTGTATAAATAAAAATCATATGAAGAATCTATCTACTATAAAGTGTATAAATTTTAAAAATAATAATAGATTTTTAATAGGCGCGATATGTGCTAACTTAAACATACCTGATGCTAATGAGATTTTATACTTCAAAGGGAAATATCAAAAAGTTTATATAATTGAAGATGTTGATGATGAGGGAATCTACACATATAAAGTCTTTGCTGGATTTAATAAAAATGAGTTTTTTAATAAATATATCGATGTGGTATCAAATGAGTACTTATTAGGTATAGAAGATTCAAACTTCTCACATTTAAAAATACCTAACATAAATAAGACTAAGTTTATAAATTTAAAAACGGCTAATTACGAAAATCTAAGCACCACATCTTTAAAAGATTTAAAAAGACAAAATTATGATAAAGTCTTTTTGGCAAGCGACGGTGAGATAATCATATTTCAAAAAAATCAAAAAAATACAATTAGTTCAGAATTCACATTCTTAACTGATAAAGAAATTAATATGATCATCAATAATAGTAAAGAAATAATTACAACACCAAAGAAGAAATTTAAAGAGAAAACTGACTATATACAAAATATAAACAATAAATTAGAAGAAGCTATCAAAAATGAAAATTATGAAGCAGCATCTATATTAAATGATAAGTTATCGAACTTAGATACTAAAACCATAAAGGCACTAGAAAAAGAATTAGAGTACTGTATAAAAACGCATAATTTTGAAAAGGCTATTATCATCAGGAATCAAATAAAAGAACTTTATAAAAATTCAAAATCAATTGAATTTCCAAAAGTTGAAGAAACTAAAAAAGTTAAAGAGGTTGTTAAAGAAGTTAAAAGAGATGAAATAAAGCCAGATCTTTCTAAATTAGAAAAGAAATTAGAAGAATATTTAAGAGCTGAACAATATGAAATGGCAGCTGAACTAAGAGATAAAATAAATAAAATAAAAAACCCATCATAAGATGGGTTTTAAAATTTAGGAATATTATTAGTAAAATTACTAGCATTTTTCATCATAGATGATGTATCTGGCATACCAGATCTTTGCGAATCTTCTTCAGACTTTCTTTGCTTATCCTCCTCTTCAATAATCTCATTAACTAATTTAATATTCTCTTCAAACATCCAGAATGGCCAATTATCCATTGCCCATTCCTGTGTATGAAAGTGTTTTTGTAAAAGAAGTTTATTCTTTAATATATGCTTCAAAGGCATCATGAATAACGAAAATACCTGAGGCTCCGTTGGGAAATTGCATATCTGTGCGGATCTCCTCACCACACGTACAATTTCTTTTTAATTCTTTAATACCAAAAGTCATTTTACTAACAGCAGCATTAAGAAATTGGAATGATGTTTGATCCATTTGTTCAAACTCTTTCAATTTAGCTTTAATACCATCATAAGTAATATTACTTCTTCCAACTAAAAGGAATGGAATAATCTTTAAGAAAGCTAGGTTTGGATTTCTCTTTTCATTATTTTCTTTTAAGATATATTCAGTAAATGCTTTTTGTAAACCAATATTAGGTGGTGTTAATTCAAAATTCATACCATTAACAGTGTTAAAGTGATAAGAACCTGTATTTTTGTTATAGAATTTCATTAATTTATCATCAATTTCATGATAAACAAAATTATCTCTTTTCAATTCAATAGATACTTCTTCACCACATTTACAATTAATGTTAACTGAAAGACCATTACCCTGTTGAAAGGTTAACTCTCTAATTAAGAAAACTAAAAATAATCTATCTTGATCTTTAATATCTAAATAAGATGAAACTCTACCATCAGCATATTTAATTCTAACACAAGATTGGAACATATCGTTCATCTTTTCAACGATATCATAAAAATTGTTATCATCAACCATAGAATATGCTTGAATTTCTTTAACCTGTGCTGGTCTAACCATGAAAAGTGTACCAGATGGATAAAACTGTCCACAAGGTAATTCTTTAACATCAAAGTTAAAGTATTGTAAGTCAGAAGCTCTTGCAGCATCCGAACTTTTTGGAGTTGGATTAGCTGTTGGAATATCTGAATTTATAAAATTTTGAGATTTCTTACCATCTTCTAGATCCTGAAGGTGTCTTTTTAAGTAATCTTCTTCACTCATTTCATTTTGTGACATATTTAATTATTATTTTTTTGATATATATTATATTATATCTGTTCCTTTAATTATATTTTATTATTATAAATTGTTTAAACAATCCATAAAATTTTATATATACTATTATAATAAGTTTATAAAATAATAAAAATATGATTCTCACTAGAGAAATAAATATAAAAATTAATATAAATAATTTAAATTATTTCACGGATCTTGGATACGAAACATCTATAGGTGAGGTAATTGTTATACCACCTGAATTACTTTCTAAAGGATCTCATTTCAAAATAAAATGTAAATGTGACTCTTGTGGTGTCGAAAAAAATATAATCTATAAAAACTATTTACTCTACGATAACGAAAAATGGGGAGACTACCTATGTAGAAAGTGTTCCGAACCAAAGAGAAAAAAATCATTAAGAGAGTCATTTGGTGTTGATTACCCCATACAAAATGATAATGTAATGAATAAAATGAAAAAGACCTTAAATAATAAGAAAGACAAAAACAATAAAGGAAATGGCTAAATATAACGCAGGAGATATAATAGAATCTCAAATAGAATTCTCAGTTGTGGGAAACGGTACAATAAAAATAGAAGGAAAAGAATTTTTTGTACACAAAAAAAGAACTGGAAACTCCTTACACTTAGATACAGTAAAAGCTAAATTATTTGATAACGGTAAAAAGTTAGAAGCTGAAGTAATAGAAGTTACTAAAAGATTTAAAACAGAATTTGTAGGAACAACTCAAGTAAAAAAAGACCACACATTTGTAATACCAGATAATCCAAAAATACACGTTGATTTTTATATAAAAGGATCACATAAAGCTGAAGATAATCAAAAAGTTTTAGTTGAATTTATTAGTTGGGAAAATGGACAAAAATCACCCAATGCTAAAATTACAAAAGTATTAGGAACTATTGGTGAAAATGAAACTGAAATGAACGCCATAATGTATGAATATGGATTACCAGTTGATTTCCCACAAGAAGTTTTAAATGAAGCTGAACTAATGCCAGAAATTATAACAGAAAAAGAAATATCTAGAAGAAGAGACCTAAGAAATGTAACAACTATAGGAATAGATCCACACGACTCAAAAGACGCTGATGATACAATAGGTCTAGAATTCAAAGATGGTAAAAGATTTATTTCTATAAACATAGCAGATGTAACACATTATATAAAACCAGGATCTGAACTAGATAAAGAAGCTCTAAGAAGATCAACATCTGTTTATTTAGTTGATAGATGTGTTCCAATGTTACCAAAAAGACTCAGTAATGGTATATGTTCACTCAAATCAGGAAGTGATAAGTTATGTTTCTCTGTAATAGTAGAATTAAACAACGATGGAAGAATAGAAAGTACATGGTTTGGTAAAACTATAATAAATGTTAATAGAGATTATTCTTATGAGATGGCTCAGGAAGTTATAGACAGAGGGACACCATCAGAAGAATGGAAAGATTGTGACTCAATAATCTTAGAAGTAAATAGATTAGCTAGAAAAATGAGAAAGAGAAGAATGTTGGGAGGATCTATGGAGATAGGTGGTGCTGAAGTTAAGTTCAAACTAGCTGATGATAATAAAAAACCAATTGGTGTCTACTTAAAAGAACAAAAAGAGGCTAATCATCTAATAGAAGAATATATGTTGTTAGCTAATAGAGAAGTTGCTAAGTTTATAAAATCTAGAAATTTACCTTGTGTAAATAGAATTCACGAAGAACCAGAAGAAAGTAAATTAGAACACTTCAAAGCATTCATATCAGGACTTGGACATGTAATTCACTTTGGAGATACAGTAGAAAAGACAAAATTAGTTATAAACGATCTTATTAAAAAAATAAAAGGAGAACCAGAAGAGAATATAATAACAACTCTAATAATAAGAGCTCAACAAAAGGCTAAATACTCCACCAGAGACTTAGGTCACTATGGATTAGGTTTCCAACACTATTCACATTTTACATCACCAATTAGAAGATATAGTGATATTCTAACACATAGATTATTATCTAAAGCATTAGGACAAGAAAAATATAAAGGCGAATTATCACCAGGTGATTTAAATACAAAATGTGAATGGATTTCAAAACAGGAGGTTGTATCAGCAAAAGCTCAGAGGGATTCAATTAAATATAAACAAGTGGAATATTTAAGTGATAAAATCGGAAGAGTTTTTGATGGAGTAGTTTCGGGTGTACTGGATAGAGGAATCTATGTAGAATTAGAAGAAAATAAATGTGAAGGTTTAATAAGATTATCAGAACTACCAGGTAAATGGATGGCTTATCCAGATAAATATGTGGCAATTTCTCAATTAGGAGAGGAGATAAAATTAGGAGATAAAATTAAAGTTGTTGTTAGATCAACAAATTTGGAAAAGAAACAGATAGACTTTTTAAAATTTTAATAATGGGACAAGTATTTAAAATAGATGGAGTTGATTCTCATTTAAAAAATAGAAAATATAAATTCTATTTAGATGGAATTAAACTATCACAATTTGAAAATAAATTCAAAAAGTGGCCTCAATGGACTCAGTTTAAAAGAGAAATTAAATTAAATACACTTCTTAATGGTAAAAGAATTCAGTTTGACATCGAAGATATCAACGAATATGGTAAACTAAGTGGAAGGGCTTTTGATCCTATGATGTCTGATATAGTTTTTACAGTTAAGTGCATATCTATGATTATTAAAGATGACTTTGTAGAGGAATTAGAAATTGAATGGAGACCATTACAATCTGATTTAGGTAGAACAATAATAGGGATATTAGACTCTGGTTTAGAAATAGATATATCGATACATTTTGATGATAATGACCAATTTGTTTATTTTTATATAAAAGAAGAAAAGAATATAGCATGAAAAAACCTCTCAAATGAGAGGTTTTCTTTTTTATAGTAATTTTTAGAATTCGAATTCCGATCCTCCTTGTGCACCACCTTGTGCTGGTGATTCAGGAGCAGCTTGACCACCTCCTTGTGCTGGAGCTTGAGCACCGGTCTGTGCACCACCTTGAGCAGGTGCTTGCGCACCTCCCTGAGCACCCATTTCAGCACCAATATCACCACCCTGAGTAGGTCCACCTTGTGCACCAGCTTCAGCACCACCAGATCCAACACCAGCTGCATCCATAGCCCAATATTTTTTATTTTCCGATTTTTCTTCAGGTGTTAATTTAAATACATGATCCATAATCCACTCAATGTGGAAATAAGGCTTATCACCATTCATAATACCCGTTAATGTACCGATAGCCTCTGCTCTTTTCGTTAAGTTGTTTATTTTTTTCCACTCTTCAAAAATTTGATTAGAATTGAAGTCAATATCCATTTCATTCATTATAACATCATCCTCTATCAACTCAGGAAACTCCACCAACATTTGTAGTTTAATTGGTTTAACTATCAATTCTTTAAAATTAGATCTTAACCTACCAATAAAATTATGAAACTTAACTTCATCATTTGTCAAACCTGCCTGATCTGCTATAAAAGTACCACCACCACTCTCCGCTTCAAATCTTGTAACCGGAATCTTAGATGCTCTTTTAAGTGCCTGGTGAAACCACTTCAACATAGTCTCATCATTTAAATCATGACCTGTTGGTGTCATTAACTCCATATTAGGAGTACCAGCATCACCCTCAGGGAACCAAACTTGTTTATTATAAGGTATATGTTTAGAACCATTAACATTAATAGTACCTAAAGTATCATCAAATTCTATTTCCTCTGAATAATCTTGAATTAATTGACCGATTTGTTCTTCAGCTTTTTGTCTAGACATACCTTTAATTGGAATAGTAAACTTTTGATAAATTGTTGCGTTCATTATATTGAACATAATTCTTGTTTGTTCAAGAATTTTTAACTGATTATAAGGTTTAATTAAACCCTCTACATATGATGTCTCCGAATAATCATTCTGAGAAGAGTAGGAAATAAATACAATTTGTGAATCCAAAAATATTCTTCTCAACTGTGGATCCTCAGGGAATTGTATCCATAAGTGACCAACATTTGGCTCATAAGCTGGTACAATACTTTCTGGTCTTAATCTATTAAAAGCTATAATATTTTTCTTTTTATCATCCCAAACCAATTCAATTGCAATATAACCATCAATAAGAAAATCCTTCATCATTTGATAAGCAGTAACACTATCTGAAAATCCATATTTATTATAAACTTTTTCAAAAAACTCTTGGTATTTATCTGTTATTTCTTCAGAATAATCATTTGATAATGGAGAAGGTGAACAAAAGTCTTTAGTGTCATTATAAACAATTGACTCATCAGCAATTGCACTAATAAAGTCTCTAATTTCATCCTTTATTGAATATTCTCTAAGAATTCTTCTTTTGTCTAAATAAGATCTATCAAGATAAGGTATTGATTTTCTATTTAAAATAGAAGCAACTGCTCTTTGTGAAAAGAAATTATACATTGAATCTCCCTTAGCAGCATAAGGATCTTCATTAATACCTATACCAACTTGGTTTCTGATGATCATATCATCATAATTCATACCATAGTTAGATAGATTTCTTAGTATTCTACTAAAAAGTCCTTTATTTTCAACTGCTGAGTTTACAAAACCAGCACCTTGTGAATTATTGTTATTATTGTAATTATAAGACGCCATTAAAAATTAATAAATTTTAATGGTATATATAAAAATACTAACTCCCTAAAATGAAAAAAAGAGGCTTTTAACCTCTTTTTATATATCTAAGTCATTCAATTTATTTACCCTCAACTTTTGTTTCAATCTATTCTCATATTCCTCAACACTCAATGAAAACTTATTACTCCAAATAAGTTCTCTATACGGAGCCATAATATACCCCTTCATTGATCCACTTGTTTCTGATAAATCAAGATACACATTCTCAAATATAATATCTTTTCTATTTACAGACGTATCTGATTCACAGATAGAATCTTTTATTATTTCGTAGTCAAAATCTAATTTTCTTTGCATATTATTTATAATAAGTTCTTGGTACAACTTTTATTTCACTATCAACTAAAGACATTTCTTCTAAAATATTTCTAATATCTTTATTATAATTTTTTAAATGATTAACTAATTTATTAAAATTATTAACCGATAATCTATTTTCGAATAAATTACCATCACACCAAACCAAACTACCATCTGATTTAATTGTTGAGTTTATACGATGTGTATTATTGACACCAGATTTAAAAATACACATAATGGTATTACCCTCTTTCTCTCTCAAAACTTGAACAGAGTCAAATTTTGCACCTTTAAAAGGTTTAACTCTACCAACCAAAATATCAAAATCTATTTGATTGATCTTTTTTTCCTCAATGGAATTAGCATGTTTAATAACTTCTAACGCTTTCTCTTTTTGACCATAAGATCTTAGCCTTTGAGCTAACGACATATAAACTGAATACTTCATAATTTTACAGGATTAACTCTACAAATATAATAAAAATATATATTACTTCTTAAAATTTCTAAGTGAATTTTGTATGTTTTGTATATGACCTTTTAAAACTTTATATTTTTCTTTTATTTGACCATCCATTTCATAAAAATCAGTTAATAATGATTGCATCATCTCATTATGTCTTTCATCTCTAGTTTTTATTTTCTCTTTCCATATCTCCATTAACTTCTTTGGATCATATGTAGCTCTTGGATGACCAGACATTAAAAATCTAGGAACAAAATTCATATCTATTTTATGAACTAAATTTAATTGAATTGCATTATATGATCTAATAGAATACTCAAATCCCCATTTTAACAACTCTTTTTCCATACCCATTCTATTAACTTTTAATGGTATATTTTTTTCAAATATCTCCTCTGTAAAATATGGATCAAATATCTCAGATCTTATTTGAAGTGGTATGAAATTAAAATTAACAGCATAATAAACTAATGGAAATAATGGATTTCCAGTTTTTTTAGCATCAACAACAAAAACAGGAGACCATTTTTCCCAAGATTTAACAGATGTATTTTTTAAATCATATTGAAAAAAATAAAAATTACCAGGATAAACACCAGTTTTATCAACAGCTTCATATTCATCATCTGTCTTACTCACTTTATCCATTAAATATAATGAATTGTTTCTATAATTATCTTCCAATCCATTGCCATTTACTAACAAACTCAATTTTATTTTCTCATTCAATATACCCATAATAGAAAGTTTTTTCTTTTATATATAAATAAATTAAACTAAACTAATGTTAAATTCAAAACCAAATAACTCTAAATACCATGGAGGTCTTTTTATTCCAAAAAATAAAGACAAGGTGATAAAATTAAATGCTCAAGGAGGTCTATTTTATAGAAGTTCTTGGGAAAAGAAAATAATGATTTGGTTAGATCTTAAACCAGAAATACTAAAATGGGGAGCTGAATGTTTACAAATACCATACCAAATGACACATTTTGAAAATGGAGATACTAGAATTAAAAACCATGTATACCATGTTGATTTCTATTATGAAATGAGGGTAAATGGTGTTTTAAGACAGGTTGTAGCTGAAGTAAAACCACAAAAAGAGTATAATTTTGTACAAGCACTAACAGAAGGTAGATTGCAAGTTCCAGAAGATAAAGGAAAAAAGTTGAAAAACTTTGAATATGACTTAAAAATGGCTTATAAGAATAAACAAAAGTGGGAAACTATGATAAATTGGTGCAATAAAAAAGGTTATGACTTTATTATCATAACCGAAGAACATTTGAAAAAATTTAATGTCTAATCTTCCTTCAATATCATTTCATCCATAGATATAAGATTGTTTAGTTGGTTTTGAGAGAGTCTTACTGTTTTAAAGTTTTGAACTTTTTTAAATAAATCATCCTCTATAAAAGCAACTAAAACACCACCAACTATTCTATCATATTCATCCGGAATATTATTAAAATCTCTACCAGAATAAGCATTTTCAATCCATCTATTTCTCTCATCTATATCTATGTGCAATGAACAACCATCCGATATCACGTCGAAACCATCTATAGAATTTTCCCAAAATTGGAATATAACTCGGTTCATAAAATTAATTTTTATATTTTACAAATATACAGAAAAAAGTTTAATATTAAAAATTAAATCTATTTTTTATAATATCTAAAATAGTATTTCACCTCACCACCAATTGGACTATCACTCTTTAAACAAACATCAACATAGATATAAAACCTAAATTGATGCATATAAACTTCTAAAACATCTCTTAATATCTCTCTACTTATGTATCTATAATCATAAGCATCATTTATATATGAAGAAAAACTACGAGAATATTCTATTTCAGAGTTATAAGGCAGTGAATAGGGATCTGTTTTAACAATAGAATTTATATTTAATTTCTTAAATATCTCTAAGAGATTACTTTCTACACTCCTCTCAAATCTATAAATTTGTTCTTTATAATTATCTTCTGTTTTATTATCACCAACTATTGGTGATAATAAAAAAGATTCTAAGTTAGGAATTTTTCTTTCCATATTCTATTTATTTTCTCTCTTCTACGTTTTCTTAATGATGATATTTCAAATTTAGCATTTGAGAAACCAGGAGAAGAAACCATGTCTAATGGGAATAAAACCTCAAAGTGAATGGAGTCCCATTCCTTCGTTACTTCCTTCAATTGAGATGAGTCTAATTTGGTGTTCATTATCCCCTTTCTTTTTATAAAGATCATTATAACCTTTTGCTATTCCACGTTTGAATATCTCAGTAAAATACGCAAAAGCGTTTACTGATTTATCTTCATTAAAATTATACCAATTTTGGAAAATATAAAGTAATCCACTTTGGTAACAATCTAACTTATCATCGTTAGACCAATATCTCATTTTTTTGATTGTTTTTTTGGCTAAAAGCTCTAACATTTTTTGAGCATTTCTGGTTAATCTACCCTGTGCCTTACTTACTACTAATTCTATATAAAGTTCCTTATTATTTAAATACATCCATAATCGTTTATTTTTTAAGTTTATAACTATATAAACTTCTAAATTTCGATTTCCTTCATGTTATATATTAGAATAAAAAAAAGTTCACTTAAAGTGAACTTTTAATTTTAATAACCTGTTATCATAGGTTGACCACTAACTCCAAATGGAGGATCAATATATTCATCAACAAAGTAATCATAAACAAAGTCTACTTGACAAGTTTCGATTACACCATTTGTTGACCAATCCAATGAGTAACCTTGAATCTTTTTAATTTGAACGTTTTGGAAAGTAACACGTCTTAAAACAACACCCTTTTTATCATGTTGATTAACGATAACTGTTCCAATAATATCAGATTTGTAGTGCATTGTACCATTTTGTGAATTAAAAACTAAATCATACCATGCTTTTAAAGTTGACCATGTCTCCATAGAACCATATTCATTAACATTCACTTGAAATTTAATACTAAACTCCGAACTAGTTTTAGCTGGTGTAGTTTGAAATACTCTAGTTGAATATTTGAATCTTTGCTCTTTTTGAGTGAAGTCAAATTCAGTAAGGTTGAAGTCAACACTTGTTGCGTTCTCTAACAAAAGAACTGAATCTCTTTGTTGGGCCTGTAAAATTGTAGGCAAAACAAAAGTTATCTCAAATAAATTAGTGTACACTATTTCATCCGGGAAAGTACCTGGTCCACCTGGGGATCCAACATTCGATAGGTTTCTGTAATGTGGTAATGGCATATTTTTTTATTATTTTTTTTTAATTGTTACCAATTATAAAGTATATATTTTTTATTTTTTTTCTCTTGTTTTTTATACACTTTAGATTATATATTAATCTAAAAAACTAACTTTTTTCTATTTTAAATAAAAAACTTATAAGAATAAAAACTTATAATTATTAAGTCTTTGAGACTAAAAAATTAGTATATAATTATGAGTAAAATTTTCCTAGTGGGTGACACTCACATAGGTCTTGGATATCCAAACTCAGTAGATAAATGGTATAAAATACATCAACAATATTTTTCAGATTTTTTAATACCACTTCTTAAAAAAGAAGTTTCTGAAGGTGATATAATAGTTCATTTAGGTGATTTATTTGATAACAGAAATGTTATTCCAATTAACCTTCTAAACTATGGTATGGATATAGTAGAAGAAATATCTAAAATAGCCCCATTTCACATAATAATCGGTAACCATGACTTATATTCAAAAAGTGCATCTGAAATAAATTCTGTAAGACCTTTTAAATATATTCCAAATGTAAAAATATATGATAAAACTTCAATATTAGAATATAATGGTCTAAAAATATTAATGATGCCTTATATCGAAAAGAAATTGGATCAAATAAAAGCAATTAATGATAACAAAAACTGTGACTATCTATTCTGTCACTCAGATTTAAATGGATGTAAAATGCACCTAACATCAGTTGCACACAAAAATAATGATAAAATTGATATTGATGATTTTAAATCTTTTAGAAAAGTTAGATCTGGTCATATTCACCTAGTTCAATCTAACTCAAATTTTACATTTGTAGGTTCTATATTTCAAATGGATAGAAATGATACAGGGGATCAAAAAGGAATATTTGTAATAGACACCGATAATGATGAAGAAGTATTTTATCCAAATAAAATATCACCTATATTTAGAAAATTCAAAGTAGTTACAGAAGAGGATATCGATAAATTAGACGAACTAAAAGATACCAAAGATTATATTGATATTTCAATTTCAAATAATCTACTTATAAACAATCGCAAACTACGTAGAAAGTTAGAAATGATGTTAGAGAAAGGTAACTTCTCTTCAGTTGAATATATCGATGATATTGTACAAAAAGGAGAAGATGGTGAAGATGTTATTTCAGAAGCAGTGGAGATTGATGAAGAATCCTTAGATATCTCAATTAAATTGGAATATGAAAGTTATATCAAAGAATATATCTTAAAACAAAAGTATGAAAATGATGATTTTAAGAGTGGTGTTCTAAACGAATATGATGAAATAATTAAAGTTTATAGTGATAATTATAAATTAAAAGGCGATTAGAAATAAAAACCACTCAATTAGAGTGGTTTTTATTTATAATCTATAATTTCATTGCAAATCTATATGTATATCACCATATTCAATAATGCATTGTGAATTTACTCGTTATGATTTATTTTTTTAGAATTTTAATTAAATCATCATTAGCTTCTTCTGGTGAATTATATTCAATATCATGATTGATAAGTTTTTTATTTGGTATATGATATAAAATAGTTAATTTATTTTTGAAATTTCCAGCGCCCAGTTTTTTGCCTGGGAATATGGCTATTTCATCAGAATTATTTTTGTAATTATGTCTACCATAATTTTCATCATATCCAGTATTTGAATACCCAGCAGATATTAAAGTTTTATCTAACTCATTTAATTCTGGTGCTAATTTTTTATTTGCTGTTTCGACTGGAGTATATTCTTCGAATAACTTAATGTATTTCATATTTTTTATTATTTTTTATAGAGTATATATTAATAATTTTTATGTAATTTTACAACTTTATTAATTTTATTTTCAAGTCACCTGTTCCTTTTATCAATCTATGATAAACACCCATAGGTATACTTATCTTACCTTCAATTTTCATAGGAAGTTTATCATCCAATTGTATCATCCAATCAGTATCACCAATAGATTCAATTATACGAGATTCCCGATCACGATGCCAAACAAACTCTTCAGAATCTGTATTTTGATTAAACTCTCTGATAAATGTATTATCTGATATTTTTGTTTCTTTATAAGGTAGAATCACTTTTGAATTGCTTGTCTCAATTTTTGTTTCCATTGTTCTATGTTACGATTTAAATTTTCTCTTGTATCACTCATTTCATTTACAGCTGGGTTTAGGTCTTTATTTATAGCTTTGATATGTGGCCAATCTTTGGTTTCATCTGTTGCTGATGATCCTGCTACTTTAGGATATTCTTTATCACGAATATCTCCTATTGTCTTATCTAAATACTGAGCATAATATTTTAACAATTCAATTCCGTAGTAAGAATTTATCTCTTCACTGCTACCTTTGTTTATCCAACCATCGGAACTTATTCCAAAAAATGGATACCATTTTCCAGCTGGAACATCTATTTTTCCTCCTGAACCACTACTTAAATAAAATGGGCAATTAACTCCGTTCATATCAAGTAGTATAATTTTTCTACCCGCTAAATCCACAATATCACTACTACCAGAAAGAGTTTCTGTTTTTCCAACTCCTTTCCATACTTTTGTTATATAAGGTATTTTTCTTATGCTAACTTTAATATTTGAATTTTCAAATATTTTATATGTTTTTAAGTGTTTCATAATTTATTTATTTTTATCCTACCAATACTTTCCACCCCCTGATTTAACTAGATTTTTATATCTATTTAATCGACAAGACCAATATCCAGCTTTTGTTTTATCTTTCTTTAAATGACATTTATGTCTAGCAGCAAATGATTTTCTAGATTTAGCATTACTTGATTTCGACTTCAATCCACCCTTAACATCACCAAAGTTAACACACATAACTCTATCAGTTTTTGGGTTTTTAACATAAACTTTATATTTTTTAGGTCCAGAACTTCTCATAGGTTTATTTAATTTAACATCTCTACCTTTATATTCAGCCTCATTTAATTCTTCAAAGTTTTCCATTGGAAGATCCAAAGGAACTAACTGACCTCTAAAGTATCCAAATTTACCAATATCAGTATTTTCAAATAAATGTCTATCGAATTCATTAAAATTAAATTTATTAGTTTCAAATAACTTTCTACCTTCTTCTAATAAGTTAAAAAACTCATCAGATCCAGGTCTGAATATATTCTCTATGATAGAAATTGAATTCCGAAAATGATACTTAATATTCTCGGAAATATAATCAGAAGAATAGTCTTCTTCATCAAACTCACACACACAATCAGGACAACCACATTTACAATCCTTCTCACCAGTGCAATCTGAACAACACCCACAACCAACATTCAAAAAAGAGTCACCTCTTAATTCAATACTATCTTGTCTATTAATAGTATAAGTATCCGTTGGAGCACCAAAATCATCAGAAATACCCAACTCATTTGAAAATTCTTCAAATTTCTTAATAGACTTCTTCAAGCCCGGAGTTTCGCCATCATTTTGAATTTCTTTTTTTATTTTATTTTCTTCTTTATCTGTAACTTCTTCTAAGTCACTAACAAATCCAACTAAATCATTATCTTTTGGTTCAAAAGATTCAATATCAAAACCAGAAAAAGTATCATCTTTTTCTTTTTTATTTTCAAAAAATTTAAGAAATCTCATATTATTAATATTTTTTATAATTGTATATATTAAAAATAATTATCAAAGAATGTTTTTTTAATATATATCAAAAAAGTATTAAATAAATGTCTGAATCATTAATTTTCTTTAACAAAGAAGGAGATGCTCTAAATTTCAACTATAATCAATTTGAAGAAAGATTTGAAGGAGATATTCTCTTTCATGAAAACTCATCAGACACATACAAAACATATGGTTTGTATGTTATGGAAAAAGTACCATCAATTGAATTTGATGCACCTAGTAGATTATCTCTAAATAAATTTCAACTATTTAATGAGTGGGGATTCCATTTCTATCAAAAGACTTTAGACAAACAAATTATAAAATATATCGAACCCGTAAATAACGATTGGAACTTCTATTCTAAATGGATACACGGAGACGGATTTGATTCTAAGTTTCCAATAGGCACACTAGTTAGATTTAATAACCCAATATTTGAATTTACTGACGATAAAAGATTATACACAGTCATAAACTCAAAAAAAGATGCAATAATGATTATATCAGATGTTGATAATTCAACTTTTGAACTTAAATACTCATCAATTTATAATAGTCCAGAAACATGGTCAAATTTATATCTCCTAAATTCTGTTAATTGTATAGGTATTTATGATTATGTTAATTCAAAATTTGAAAATAATCTTTCACCATGGAATGAACCAAACTTTTATGATAAATTCTTTTTTGGGAAAAAGTTAAACGTAGTAAATAGTAAAGAGAACGACGGTGTCTATACAACAAAAAGTTATGACATTATAGACCTATTACATTTTGAATATTCAACAGATGCAGTTCAATTAGGAAGTAACGATTTAATAATTGAAGTAATATCTAAAAGAGATTTACCAAAAATATTTGAAGGTAATTTTGAAATAAAAAATAATCCAGGATCAACTTTTTCAACAATACATTTTAATAATTTTTTAGAAGTTCCTAATTTAAAACCAGGAACGGAATTCACTATAAATGGTTCAATTAATAATACAAATTTTTATAGAATAGAAGATATATCACAATTTAGTAAAAATTTTAATAAAACTTTTTATACAATAGGCTCTTTAGTTATTTACAATAACCAAGTATGGGAATGTGTTAAAGACTACACACAAGATCAAGTAAACAATTCATCAATAACTCCAGAAAATTCTGATTATTGGAATAAAACATCCTTTTTACCAATTAGGGGTATCTTAAATAATGAAATTTTACAAAATGCCCAAATTTATCTAACAACAAATAGAGAATACTTTTTGGAAATTGGAGTAACAGCTTCGATAACTTTATCAAAAGCATCCGAAAATTATAAATCAAACTTAGAAAACTATGGAGTGGATTTATATTTTGAAAATAACGAATTAAAAGCCGATTTAAAATATTCTTCAAAATACACAGAAGTTAATTTTTACAAAACCAAAATAGATCCCACCAAACCAATAATAATTAGCGCCACATATTGTGTCCCAGCTAATCTAATATCAAAAACCATTCAAAAAAATGAAAGGTTAATAGAAGTAGAAGAAAATTTAAATCATGAACTAAATTATGATTTTTCCAAAAATCAACAATATAACATAGTATTCACAGACATAGATGATTGGGGAATAAAAATAAAAATAAATGGACAAATATACGAATCTGATTTAATTTCTATTTATAAAGGTTCCACAATAGATATGGAAAGAAGTATTGATAGAACTTTGAGAAATTGGTTAACGATAAATTATGTTAAATTATATACTTTAGGAATAGTTTCTGAAATTGATTTTACTGGAAACATTTCTAATTATCAAAATACTATAGTATTAAAAACTTTCTTCCCAAATGTACCGATATCAGTGAAGATTGAAGTTGGATCAAAAGCTGATTATCACGTAGAACACTCGATGATCATATTCAAAAATACATTATTATCTACAAATAATAAAAATCTAATAATTGATATAAATGATATTGAATATCCAATAGAATCATCCTCAACATCAACAACATTATCAAATTGGGTATTAAAATATAAATCAAACTTATTAGAATATGGCATTATAGTCAATAATATCAATAATTCTATTAAAATAGATACGAAGTATCCAGATAAAAGATTAGATATAAAAGTAAATGTTGGAAAAGTTCAAATACCAGGAGATGAAGACTTTTATATAAAATATAAAGGAATCGGAAATAAAGGAACTATAATAACATCAAATGAAATAACATTATCTGATAATGAAGAAGATACTAGAGATTTTGAAAATATAGGATTATCAACCGGTATGTTAATATCGATTAATAATGCGGGATTTGTTTATGACAACACCGAATATAATATACAATATGTTGATAAAAACAAAGCGGTTTTAAGTTATCAAGGTCCTTTTTGGGGATTAACAAATTCAATAGATAACTCATCAGCATATACTACAATTGGATTTAGTTTAGGATTTGGTATAACAGCTAGTTACACTCCAGATTTTATAAAAAATTCAGATCTAAGCCTAAATCATTTTAATAAAACTATTTTTTCAGCAAAAATAAATTCAAATGTAAAAGGCGTAGATATAAATGATATATCAACTTTTGATAAAATCTATGATGTATTTTATGTACAGATAGTAAATTGTTATTATGTTTTATCTCAAAAGAAAAATACAGACAACACAAAAAATTTATATCTATATAAAATAGAAGCATCATCAAATAAAATACTAAAATATATTGATTTAGAGTCAGAAAGTACAGTAGGCACTGGTTTAAAAATAGAGTATAATAGATATGATAATTTTATTTATTGTTTATCAAATAAGTCAATATTAATTGTTGATCCGATAATTGATACCATAAGAAGAATACCATTAGATTCAACTAAGGACGCCAAAGGTATATCTATAAATCAAAAAAGTGGATATGAATATATCTTATATACAGACAATACAATATCAACACTAAACGCCTCTAATTCAGAATATAGATATCCTCTGACAACAACAGCTACTGTCAATTCTACAAAATCCGGACAATTATTTTACGCAACAACAATAACACTATCAGGAGACTTTACAGGTATATTCAAAATAAATTCAGAGTTTTCATTTACATACAAACAAGATGATGGAACAACATCAGGCAAAACTCTAACATGGAAAGGAAAAGTAACATCATCAAGTTATAATACCAACACTAATATAACAACTATACAACCTAATTATAATTCAAATACACCATTAATTGGAACCACACCTCCACCAAATAGCTCAAATAACACAATAACAACATCACTAATAGGAGTTCCAAATATAATTTTCAATCTAAAATGGAATGAAATGGAGAATGCTACTTACTTATTAAGTAGTGATAACAAAATATTTAAAATAGATTCAACTTATACAAAAGTAAATGAATTTACAATAACAAACTTAGATACTAGTTTTATAGAATATGAACCTATAAATGATTCTATTATAGTAAGAGATACTAGCAAAAATCTATATAGAATATCAAATGATATCATAACACCTATAAAAACAACTAAAGGTGATAGAGTAATACCAAATATAATAACAAGCAACTTAATAATTGACGATTCTTCACTAATTAAGTTTACAGGTAAAAATGACTTTATTGAAAATACTCTAAGTTACACAACAACACAACCAGAATTCAGATCAGATTGGTGTATAAATCAATATGATTCCTTTTTATATATTTATGATTCTAATAAATTATCAATAATAGATTCATATGGGAAAATATTAAAACAAACAGGATTTTCAATAAAATCAACAAATGGAGATACCAACAAATTAATGTTTAACACAGACAGAAATACTATATTGATGACCAAAAAAAATACATTATATGAGATCAAAGTTTATTACGATAATACAATTGAATATAAAAGTCAAGAGAATGATTCAGTAAAAGAAGATTTATATGGAAATTTAGATCCGGAATATCAATCAAAAGACTATTTTTGGCTAAAGACCAGAGAATTTGTTAGAAGACCGAGAGAAAACTATGTTGGTGAGGTACCTGTAAAATATTATTGGAATTGGCTAACAGATGAAAATCCAGAATTCTTTCTTTATGATATATCTGGAGATCAAATATCAACTGGAACAAGTTCATACACATATGAAGGACCAACTCCATTAATTGATGTTCCCTTAAATAAAAATCCGAATAAAGATATATCAAAGATTGATATACCTGAATATCAACAAACTATTTTTGATAGAATTGAAAAATCTTTAGATTATATAAATGATTCGGAAAATATAGATTCAAATCCTGAGGCAATTGAAATATTTATAGGATTTAAATCTGAAGAAGAAGGTCCAAAATCCTCTATACTACAAATGTATAAAAGAGAGGATATTGAATTTAGTATAACTTCAAATTCAACTAACGGAACTATATTAGAATTTGAAACATTAGGTTTAGTAGTTCCAAGTTCAGACACAGATAAAAGAGCGGTTATTAGAATATCAAGTGTGAGTGATGAATATTTTACCGATAGGGGATTAAAATCCGGACAATTAATTGCAATATTTATCAAAGATACGACAAATCAAAAAGATCAATATACTTCTCCTAATAACGGATCTGTTTTTAGAGTAAGAAATGTTTATTCAAAAGAGATAGTTTTGGATTTTTTAAATATTGGATATGACATGTTATATACTGAAAGTTCTAAAATAATTGAAACTGGAAGAACAACATATACAACCACAACATTTAAAGTAATCGATAAAGAAATTGGTAGATTCACAGTTTATGGACAGACTGAAATAGAAGATTTTAGATTTAAAACACATTTAAATAACATAGGCAAAAATATATCACCAAATGAAGTATTTATATTTAAAGAATATGACATATATGAAGGTGGAATTGATTGGACTTTTTTAAACAAAAAGAGAAAAGAACTCTTAATAATGAGAAATGAAATATTTCCATATGTAGGATCATACAAGTCAATTATAAATGCTATAAACTACTTTGGATATAATGATTTAAAATTAAATGAGTATTACAGAGATATAGATAAAAAGTCTTCAAATTTTTTAAAGCTATTTAAAGTTGAAATTCCAGATATTTTTGATAATTCAGTAGAAGGATGGACAGATAATGATTATTTAAAATATACATTACCAAATGATAATTATGAGGGAACCAATCTTTTTAATTTAACATACGACATAACAAATAAAGATGGTGATATAACACTAAACTATAGTTTAGATGAAGTTACTATAAAACTAAATGGATTAAAACACTGGTTAAGAAAAAACATAATACCTATAACACACAAAATATTAGATGTTACAGGAAACACATATCTAAAAAATGAAGTGGGTATAAAGCACACATTATATGATGTTATGATTTTCAAAAATAAAGAAAACATGACTCCTATAACATTCAAATTAAACGAAGCTTATTTAATGCCAGTAAACTCTGGATCAACTGTCTATAATTGTGTGTTAGATATATATTCAATTTTAAGTAATAAAATGGGTATAAAACCAAATAATGATTTTCTATACAATTTAGAGTTACCAGATTACTATGATATAAAAATTAGAACATGGAAAACATACAGAGAATGGGAAGTATTTACAGAATACAAAAAAGGTGAAAAAGTAATTTATTATGGCAGCATTTACGAATCAGCAATAGATTCAAATAAAATGAATAGTCCCATAAAATGGGAGTCATTAGTTTTTGAATGGTCTCCAACCGCAAATTATGAACCAGGTAATATAGTTAGATATGAAAATGAATACTATTCATATACTGGATTAGGATCAGAAATTGAAAATCCATTAAATTATGATATTGAATCATTTAATTTTGAATATCCAACACCACTAATAGATAACGGAGATGGTTATAACTGGGTTGTAATAACAGAATGGCGAAAAATAAATTATGAACCAGTTCAAACTATAAGTGAGTTTAGAAAAAGTGATAATTTAACACCATTTAACTTTACGATAGATGCTAATATAGATCCGTTTGTGACAATAGAATTAACTTGTGATAATGGATACGGTTTAACATATAAAGATAGAAAGAATTATGAGATTAGAACACTTAAAGATTTAAGATCTCCAACAAAATATATCGAAAATATAGGACCATTTGAACCCATAGCATATATAAAATAAAAAACCCTCTTTAAAAGAGGGTTTTTTATTAATTTGTAGTTTCAGTAACTTCTTCTTTTTTAGTTTTCTTCTTTTTAGGTTCAACTACTACACCATCTTCAAATGAAGTAACCCAATCTTGAATATCATTTGAAAGGTTTTTACCACTAGTATCATAATAATTAAATACTTTAGAAATTGCACCAATTCTTTTCAATACTTGCGAAAACATATAAGCTTCTTTTGTTAATCCCTTAACTTTATATTGTGAAATTAAATGATAAACATAGGTGATCTCAGTAGCATCAACTGGGAAAGCAACTAAATCAGTATCATTTGAATACTTAGCATCTCTCATATTTCCTAATAAATCAGTTAATTCGATAGCAAAAAATACAGAATTAACATCATACTCTAATTTAGAAAGTACTAAATCAGTTAAAAATTTCCACTGTGGTCTATTTAAATGAAAATTATACTTAGTATCTCTTAAAGTATTTGCATAATTCTTCCACAATTCTTGTGCATTTTTATAAAGATCATCTTGTTCTTCCTCAGTTTTACCTTTACCACTATTATTAGTAATATAGTCTTCGATTGAAGAAATTTTATTTTCTAATTCACTTTCATAAAAAGGTGTTAAAATTAAATTGTTAGTTTCATTTTCAAAAAATGAAATTTCAGGTCTAACTACGTTTGTCTCAATTGTTTGATTTGACATATTTTATTTTTATTTTTTTACAGTTTAACTGTTAATTTTTTTTAAATTATCATCACCATTAAAATCTAATGATTTAATTGTTTCTAATTTATCTTTAGCATTTGTGTATTTTTCAATCCACTTATCATGCTCTTCCATTAAATCAGAATGTTCCCCGATAGCAGCTAAATTTCTATCAGAAAAGTAAAGTGATAAATTAGCCTCAGCTTCAGCCATCTCAGCTTCATATCTCTTTACTAACGCGTTTAAATATTTGTTTGATATACTCATAATTAAATAATAAATTCTTCGTCGCCTTTAGCGTCTTTTTGTTGATCTACATAAAGCTCCTCTACTTTGTTTGCACGAGCCACTTTTTCGACTCCCCATTTATTTACAATTGATGAAAAGGTATTTAAATCAGTACTAACTAATTTAATTTTACCACTCTCCATGTTAATGTTGATTTTATCAATCTCCTGCTCAATCAAAATTGTAATTGAATCATCATCAAACACATTCAATAAATCCTCATTAACAGAAATTAACAATTCTTTTCCAAGAGCAAAAGCATACTGGTCTGATATTTTAGAAACTTTAACTAATTGTTTTTGTTTAGAATTTCCTTGAAAAAGGAATTTAATATTCATCGGAAATGATTTTTTATTAAAAATCTCCATGAATAAATCTTCTGTAGAAGAATCTAAATCATAATAAATCTCTTTACTTTCTTTACCCATTTTTATAATTTGTTTTTTAATTATAAAAATTTAAATGTTAAAAGTTTATATAAAAAGAAATAAAAGTGATATAATCGAGATTATTGCGAAAGATATAGGTAAGAATCTATAATAGAGTTTATCATAAAACTCATTAGATCTAAATAGTTTAAAACCAATAACTATTTTCCATGAGAATTTATCAACTTTAGTCAATTCATAAAAATCAAACATCTCATTTAACCCCTTAGAATTTAAAAAAAGACCTAACTCATTTGTATATTCTCTAATATATGGTTCCGAAATTCTATCTATATCTGATTTTCTTAATGAAAAAGCCTCACCAAAAAGTTCTTCAGGTATATTTAATATGGTATATAATCTATATGCTCTATCCACTCGAATGCCAAAATTAACATTTAGATAATTTTTATTATCGTTTATGACTTTTCTAAATTCTCTAAATAACTTTAACTTTTTAAAAAACCCAATATTCTTCATAGGTAATTATATTAATTTATATTAATAAGTTTAAACTATTTACCTTTTTCACTCAACTTTTTAAAGATAAAGTCATCAAATGTTGAACCAGGTGAGAATAGACTATTTAAATTATATAGTAACTTAACAATCATATCTAATTTAACTTCTTCTGGACTCTTTTTAGGTTTTCCAAAAGCAGTAGCTTTTTTAGTATTAACACCAGATGAAACACTAGCTCCCTGACTTCCTAAAATTTTAGAAAGTGCTGTTGATTTTGATTCTAAAACTTTAAGAACATTATCAAGTGACTTAGAATCAACTCCGGATAAAGTAGTAATATTAGCAGTTAGCGTATTCAATTGTCTTAATTTAGCAGTATCGATGTTTTTAATTGAACTTGTAAACTTACTTAAAGATTTTGATAGTTTATCAAAAGATTTTGACATTTTCACAATACCATCAGTTATATTATTTATAGTCTTATTATTCATCGAGCTAGATATCAAACCAGACTTTTGAGCCTGATTAACCTTCTTTAACATATCAACATAATCAAGTATATTACTTGACATTTTTTTAACATAATTTCCAGGAATACCCACAGCGAAGTTTCTATAATTATCTCTAAATTTCTTAGATACTCTGATTATTTCATTAACTAATGTATCTAATGAAGATTTACCAAAACTAATAGTTTTAACACTATCTCTAAGTTTTACAAAATCTTTGATATTAGTAATCATCGATTTTAAAGATTTATCAGAAGCGTTATTATATTTAATACCATTCATAGAAGTGGCGGTACTTTTCATAGACGATACTAATCTCTTTAAATTAGAAATTTTAATGAAATCAAATAATGATGTCAATCCAAGAATCTTCTTAAACATTTTAAATGCAAAATAAGTACCATTTGACCAATCCTTACTAGGATAATTAGTAAAATTAGTTTGATTAAATATATTAGAAACTTTCTTAATAGTTTTTGCTACGGATTCAATAGAAGAAGTATAATCTTCAACATCAAACGAATCAAATAAACCACCACCTTTTAACATTTTATAAATTGGTGAGAAAGCTTCGATAGCAGATGAAACACCACTTGCCCATTCAGCAGTAGGACCATTAACATATACACCAGGATTTTCAGCAAATACCTTAGCCGCACTAACTATACCAGTAGATATAGAAACTATAGCATCAACGAAATCCTCAGTATCAGGTGCTGATTTAAACCAACTAGCACTATCTGATAACATCTTATAAACTGGTGAAAACGCACCAACCGCAGCTGAAACGCCAGCAGCCCATTCACTAGTTGGACCATTAACATAAACACCTGGACTACCAGCAAATGCATTAGCAGATTCAATTATACCCTTTGATATAGCAACTATAGCATCAACGAAATCCCCAGTATCAGGTGCTGATTTAAACCAACTAGCACTATCCGATAACATCTTATAAACTGGTGAAAATGCTTCAACAGCAGCTGAAACACCAGCAGCCCATTCTTTAGTTGGTCCGTTAACATAAACACCTGGACTACCAGCAAATATGTTAGCTGACTCAATTATAGCAGTTGATATAGAAGATATTGCTCCAACAAAATCCTTTACCTTAGGAGCTGATTTAAACCAACTAGCACTATCTGATAACATCTTATAAACTGGCGAAAATGCTTCAACAGCAGCTGAAACACCAGCAGCCCATTCACTAGTCGGACCATTAACATAAACACTCGGATTACCCGCAAATATAGAAGCTGCCTTAGTTATACCAGTCGCAATTGCTTCAATTGCTCCCGAAAATTTATCAATATCAGGTGCTGAACTAAGCCATCTAGAACTATCCGCTAACATCTTATAAATTGGTGAGAAAGCTTCTAATGATTTTGAAACTCCTTCTGCCCACTCTTTAGTTGGTCCATTTGTATAAACACCAGGAGATGATGCTAAAACTGAAGCAGCTTTGGATATACCAGTTGCAATAGCTTCAATCGCACCCGAAAATGCTTCAACTGTTGGTGGATCTTCAAACCAACCATCACTATTAGCCAACATCTTATAAATTGGAGAGAATGCCTTTAATGCCTTTGTCACACCAGTTGCCCACTCTGGTGTAGGACCATTTGTATAAACACCTGGTGATGATGCGAGAACCGAGGCAGCTCTTGATATACCAGTTGCTATCGATTCAATAGCACCCGCAAAAGATTCAACTGTTGGTGGATCTTCAAACCAACCATCACTATCAGCCAACATTTTATAAATTGGAGAAAAAGCCTTTAACGATTTAGAAACTCCTTCTGCCCATTCAACAGTTGGACCATTTGTATAAACACCAGGAGATGATGCTAAAACTGAAGCAGCTTTAGATATACCAGTCGCAATAGCTTCAATAGCACCTGCAAAAGCTTCAACTGTTGGTGGATCTTCAAACCAACCATCACTATCAGCTAACATTTTATAAATTGGAGAGAAAGCCTTTAAAGCAGTCGAAACTCCAGATGCCCATTCCTGTGTAGGACCATTTGTATAAACACCTGGTGATGATGCAAGAACCGAAGCAGCTTTAGATATACCAGTCGCGATAGCTTCAATCGCACCCGAAAATGCTTCAATTGTTGGACCGGAACTAAACCAACCATCACTATCAGCCAACATTTTATAAATTGGAGAGAATGCCTTTAAAGCAGTTGAAACACCAGAAGCCCACTCTTCAGTTGGACCATTTGTATAAACACCTGGTGATGATGCAAGTGTAGAAGCAGCAACACCAATACCAATAGCTATAGTTTCAATAGCATTTGAGAAATCATCGATTGATGGACCGGAACTAAACCAACCATCTTCATCACTAAGCATTTTATAAATTGGTGAAAATGCTTTTAAAGCACTCGAAACACCATCAGCCCATTCAACAGTAGGGCCATTTGTATAAATATCTTGACCAGACAAAGCTCTGGCAGCAACCCCAATACCTGTTGCAATTGCCTCAATAGCCCCAGAGAAATCTTCAATTGATGGACCGGAACTAAACCAACCATCACTATCAGCTAACATTTTATAAATTGGTGAAAACGCCTTTAAAGAACTAGAAACACCATCAGCCCATTCAACAGTAGGACCGTTTTTATAAATATCTTGACCTGATAATGTTCTTGCAGCAACCCCAATACCTGTTGCAATTGCCTCAATAGCCCCAGAGAAATCTTCAATTGATGGACCCGCGTTAAACCAATCATCACTATCAGCTAACATCTGATAAATTGGTGAAAATGCCTTTAATGCAGAAGAAATACCAGCAGCCCATTCTTTCGTTGGACCGTTTTTATAAACTTCTTGATTTGATAAAGATTTCGACGCAATCTCAATACCACTAGCAATGGTTTTAATTGCTTTTGCAAAATCTTCAACAGAAGGACCAGAAATAAACCAACCATTACTATCCGATAAAATCTCATAAACCGGCATAAAAGCACCCAAAGCAGCAGCAACTCCCTTAGACCACTCAACAGTTGGCCCTTTATTCCACTGACCTTTTGAAAGAATTTTATCAACTTTAACGATTGTTTCAGCAATTGTTTCAATTGCCGATAAACCAATACCCAGTGCCAATCTACCCAATCCAAGTGTAGCCATTATAGCAGTACCAAGTGCCAACGCAGGGAGACCAAATGCCGTAGCCGCTAATCCAACAGAACCAGTCCAACTAGGAGATGGATAAACACCATAATTACCTTTACCAAGTATTTTAGAAACATTTACGATTGTTTCGGCAACCGCTTCAATTGCGGACAAACCAATACCCAGTGCCAATCTACCTAATCCAAGCGTAGTCATTATAGCAATACCTAATTCTAATGCAGGAAGTCCAAAAGCAGTCGCAGCTAACCCAACAGATGCAGTCCAAGTAACAGTAGGATATTTACTATAATTACCCTTACCAAATATTTTAGAAACCTCCACAATTGTTTCAGCAATTGATTCAATAGAGCTAAGTCCTAAACTTAAAGCAATTGCTCCTAATCCAAGTGTACCCAAAATTGCAACACCAAGTGCCAACGCAGGAAGTCCAAACGCAGTCGCAGCTAATCCAACAGATGCTGTCCAAGCAACAGTTGGATACTTATCATACTTACCAGCAGCTAAAATATAAGAGGTTGCAACTATTGTAGCCGCAATTAAAAGAATACCAGTTAATCCAGCTTCTAAAGCTAACATACCCAGACCAAATGTTCCTAAAATTGCAACACCAAGTGCCAAAGCCCCTAATCCAAATCCAGTACCTACTAAACCAACAGATGTGATCCATCCAAATGTAGGATACTTATCATACTTACCTGCGGCTAAAATATAAGAGGTTGCAACTATTGTAGTAGCAATTAAAAGAATACCACTCAATCCAGCCTCTAACGCAACATAACCAAGTCCTAAAGTTCCAAGTATCGCAACACCTAAACCTAAAGCAGCAATTCCAAATAAAGAACCAATCAAAGCAACACCAGTTGCCCATCCAATTGTAGGATATTTATCATACACACCAGCGGCTAAAATAAAAGAGACAGCTGATATACCAACAGCAATTGTCAAAATTGAACCCAAACCAATAAGTAATGCTGCATATCCAGCACCACCAGTTAGACCTATCAAAGTACCTAAAGCTAAAGCACCAATTCCAAAAGCTAATAAAGATGCTGAAACACCAATTGACCAACCCAAACCTGGATAACTATCATATTTACCAACAGATAATATTAGTGATGTTAACATAATAACAGTTGCAATAGCAACTATTATTAAACCACCCTTAACAATATCAGAAATTTTTAAATTAAGTCTATTTAAAATCTTCATAGCAATAGCTACTAAAACTATTGATACTGATAAAGTAAGACTGAAAAGTAATAATCTAAGTGCTTTACCAGCAGGTATATCAGCAGCCAAATTTAAAATTTGTGATGATAACATTATCGCTAATGAAATTGCGGTATAAAGTATTGGTATCTTCCAAACATCTTTCATATTGAAATTTCTAATAGCTCTACCCATCAATTTAATCGCAAATGAACAAACAATAAATATTGCAGATATTGCCAATGAAGTTAAAAATTGAGTCATGGTAATAGGTTTAACCATACTTAATAACCAAGAAGAAGCTAAAATAGCCAATGAAAAAGAAGTAAATAAAACCGGTATTAATGGAATCATTGCCGGATTAATTCTCGAAATGGACCTAGCCATTATTTTAATAGCAAATGAAAATGCTATAAAAATTATTGATATACCCAATGCTGTTAAAAATTGAGGAAAACCAACAGGAACAACCATCGATAATGCCCATGATGACAACATAACCGCGATAGAAATAGCCGTTAATAATATAGGCATTATAAAAGCAGCAGCGAGTGCATCTACAGGATTTATATCCTGAAAAGCACTTAATAATTTATTTATTCCGAAACTAATGACCGCAAACATACCAGCAATTAATATCGCAGTAATAGCTTTTCCAAAGCTAACCGGTTTAATTAATCCTAAAACATAAGAAGATAACATTATAGCAACAGAAACCGCCAATAAAAGAAGTGGCAATACTAAAGATGCTTGAAAAACTTTACTCAAACCAATTTCACTTTTAGATAAAGCATCTAACGTTCTACCTAAAGCAGGTAAAGCAATAGCAAACATACCAGAAATTAATAGAGATGTTATTATTTGACCAATACTCATAGGTCTAACACCAGCCAACACTCTAGATGCTAACATAATACCTAATGACATAGTAAACATCAATATAGGTAGAAAAACCGCAGTTGCTATCAACTTACCAACATTAAGCTTCTTTGTTTTTATTTTAGTACCATTTGGCAATGTTAGCGTAATAGGATTCATCATAGAATCCATAATATCCATCATAACTGGCATCACAAAATAAAATAATCCAGCAACAGCAACACTCGTTAAAAATTGAGGTATTGTGATAGGAGAAACCATTGATAAAAACCAAGATGAAACCATAATACCACCAGCCATAATAACCATCAAAAGAGAAGTTTGAATGGCTTGTTTAGGCTCAATATTCATCTTAGCAATTCTTTCAAATGCAAGTGCAATTAAAAATATACCAGCACTAAGAGCAATAACAGATAAGAAATTAACACCACCAATCAATTTAAAAGCCGCTCCGATAGCTAAGACCGCAACAGCAATTAATAATATAGTAGCAATTCCCTTCTTAATACCACTTTGATTTTTCTCATTTGTAGTATCAATTGGATTTTTATCACGTTTACTCTTAATTTCAGTTTGTATTCCCTGTAATATATTACCCTGTTTTCTAATTAAATCTGTTTGAACATCTAACTTTTTAGAATTCTCTTTAGTCATTTCTAAGATAGTATCTTGTTTAACAGAAACTTCAGAAACACTCTCCTTTAATTCATCTATACCAACTTTTATCTCACTTATAACCTTGAAAAAATCACCACCAGACAGAGCCTTGGCAACATCAGATTTAGCAGAAGCCCCGTCTTTAAGAGATTCAGCTATTTGTTCCAACGCAAATGATAGATTACTTAAAGCTTCCAATAAACGAACATCCATATCCATAACTAACTATAATAAATAACTTTTCTATTATTATCAATATAATTTTTATCTAATACTATATATAAAAAAAAATAACACCTTTAGGATTTAATATATAAACATGGAGAAATCAAAAGATATGAAAATTAAAAAATTAATAGGATATTATCTATTAGGTAAATCCATAAAGGAAATAGAATTAGATAGAATCTTAGACAAGATCTCTAATCAAAAAAAATTATCTAAAAAAGAAATAAATTTCTTAAATCTCTATCAAGAAACTAGAGAAGAAGATATAAAGGATTATATGTATCTTTCTAAAAACATGACATCTTTTAAAATAAAAGAATTTTTAGACAATGGTATAAAAGTAATTTGTGATCTTTGTGATAAAGATGGTAAAATTGGTCTTAGAATTCTAAAAATTGATAATGATCATGATGAAGAAAAGTCAACACTAACCCTAAAAGATAACTCCAAATTTTATTTAGAAGATAAATTTTTATACAATTTAATATATATGAAAAAAAGAGGAGAATATTCTCTACAAGAACAAGATGAATATTTTGAAAAAATAGAAGAAAGAAATGATTAAAAAATTTAAAGATTTTATTAACGAAGAATTTTCATTAGTTGGTAGTATGGGACCTGCTTATGGTAAACAAGAAATACCAAATACAATAAATAAATCACACACAAATATAATACTGTCGGATATAGATAATAAATTCTATACACAAGATGATTATGAAAATCTACATAACGAATACCTAAAAAAAGGAGGAAAACCACTATCCGGATTTTCAAAAGAAAATATAGAATTAATTCTAACTAAAATCAACCAATAACAACAACTCTAACACTAGGTATATAATTCTCAGCCAATAAATCTATTTGATTAGCTGATGTTTTTATAACATTAACAAATATATTCTCACCAGTAACTTCATCCCAAGTATTAACAACTATATCATGTGTGTTTAATCCATGTATTATCGAATATGTAACTCCAGAATTCATTGATATTGTAGTTGAAAACTTTGTTATATCATTATTATAATTACTATTTGGACCATTAAAATTAACCATTTGAACATTTCCATAATTGGAAACTGTTCCACCTTTTATATCCAAACCACCATTTAATATAATCACACGACCATGCGTATCAATATCTAATCTACCCTCAACCGTTAAATCACCATAAACAATATATTCATTATAATCAGGAACCTGAATAGCCTCATTACTTCTTATTCTCCATTTAATATCAAATGGCGCCATATTATATGGTTTACCAAAAATGAAATTATTATCTTTATAATATAAAGTATATGTTAAACTAGGACTTAAATCACCATATAATAAATCACTTAATCCATTTGACGTTTGTTTCTTTATACTTTTAGCACCAATACCATTAATATTTAAAGTAGCTGTTGTAGTAGAATTAGTTGCGGAAAAACTAACCATATACAATTGATCACTATTATATGAAAATATACCAGGTAAAGTAGATGTATATGTTGAACCATTTATAGTAGAAGCTGTGAGTGAAACTATTTTATCATTTTCTTTAATCCAATTACCATTTGGATAAACACCACTATAAGTATAAAGTTGATTAGATTCATCCTCAACTCTAACACTCCAACCATTTTTAGGACTTTCTATAACCCAATTAGAAAACTCAGAACTCCAAGTAACAATTGCACCACCTCTATATTCAGGATCTATCCAATTAGGACCACTTAATATATAAGTATCATTTAATCCAGTAATATATCTATCGCCATCTAAAGGTGATGTTGGCTCACTAATTTTAATCGATTTAACAATATTTATCCAATATCCATCAGTATCACCTATACTCAGTTTAGACCAATTGGAATTATTATTAATATCATCATCAACTCTATTATAGACTAATTGATAAGTACCATTATTAACACCATCATCATAAATAGTACAAGTCATACCCCAATTTCTTCTTTGTCGTATTATTAAATTTCTTTCTGTTATTGTAGCATATGAATGATGACCACCTCTTATTTCATTATCCCAAGCAGTTGATATTCTATCTAAAGTATCACTTGGTCTAATTGTTGCATTTATTAATGTACCTATATTCTTACTCATATATCTTATTTATTTTATAACAATTTCTACTAATGAATTATATTGAACATTACTAACCCAAACATCATAATCAACACCATTAAATCCATATCCATTTGTAAAACTATATTCACTTTTAACTTTTGTAAAAGCATTATTGTTCATACCATTTACACTAAAGTTAGGTTCTCCAAATTGAGAAGGCCACGCAAAACATAAATATCTATTGTTAGCATTAATATTATAAGTAGATGACATTGTTGATGAAAGTTTACTACTACCTAATCCGCTAATAATAGAATCATCAATATAGTCAGAAACATCTATTAGTGAAGCGGAATCTAATAAAAGATCAGGATTACCAACTGTAGATAAACTTATAGTACCCCAATAAACAGAACTCATCCAGTTTATTGTAGTTGATTTAATTAAATTATTAAGACCATCATATGAACTCATCGTAAATGTATTAACTTCAACTAAACCCGGAGTTAAACTATGTGTAGAAGATACAGTCTCAACACCAAATTGAGAATCGCCAGTAACAACAATACTATTATTAGAAATAATAATTTCCTCTATACTATCACTACCCTTTAAAACCGACCAACTTAATTCAACATCTAAATTAGATCCATATTCTCTATTAATATTAGAAGCAGTCAATGAATTAACTTGTTCAACATAGGGATAAATCATTCTATCTAAAACATCCGTTATCATTCCACTAAATGTAGAACCGATTGATAAACCACCAACAGATATTAGAGTAGGATCTAATCTATCATATTTAAGACCATCATAAGATTGAGATGCAAATATTTGAACATCTTCTATCCTATTCCATAATGTCCAATTAGAATCTCTTAAATCTTTAACATCTAATGTAGTACCATCTTCAGATATTTGCAATAAACCAATTATATTATCTATGTAATCCGATTGTAAAAGTGGATATCCGGAATCATTAAAACTAGAAGTACCAGCCATAAAAAAATTATTTTTTATTATATATTAAATTTTATTTACTTTATTTTAACTTTTTAGAATATTTAAGTATATTTGCTATATGAAAGAAAATTTATTAAAATTAATTAATGAAAAATCACCAGGATCTCAACCACTATTACTAGTGATAAGAGGATCACATGCATACGGAACTAATGTAGAAACATCAGATACAGACTATGCTGGTGTTTTTATTCAACCCATAGAAGATATTTTAGGATTTGGATACAAAGAACAAATAAATGATGATAAAAACGATATTGTTATTTATGAAATAGAGAGATTTTTACAATTACTTTCTTCTAATAATCCAACAGTTTTGGAGTTACTTAACACACCAGAGGATTGTATAATTTACAAACATCCAATATTTGATGAAATTATAAATAATAAAGAAAAATTTATAACAAAAGCGTGTAAAAACTCTTTTGCTGGATATGCAGTTCAACAAATAAAAAAGGCTAAAGGACAAAATAAAAAACAAAACTGGGAAAAAGATAAAGTAACACGTAAAGATGTTCTTGACTTTGTTTATGTTATAAATGGGGAGAAGAGTATTCCTTGGAAAAAATGGAACGAAGATGATGAATCACTAGATGGTAAATTATATAACGAGAAATTTTGTGGTGTAGTAAATGTACCAAATGCTAAAGATGTTTATGCAGTTTATTTTGATTACCATGCTAACTATTGTTTTAATGAAAAAATTCCAGAACATAGGAGAGAAGAATCTAAAACATGGAGAAAAGAAACTGGACACTCAATGGGATTTGGATATAAAGGTTTAGTTAAAACTGGTGAAGGTCAAAATGTTGCTGAATCAAATGCTCTCCGTTTATCTTCTATTCCAAAAGGCGAAACTCCAATTTGTAATATTATTTATAATAAAGATGGTTATTCTGAACATTGTAAAGATTATAAGTCATACGAAGAATGGTTAGAAAATAGAAATGAATCTAGATGGGTTGATGTTAAATCACACGGTCAAAAAATTGATGGTAAAAACATGATGCATTGTAAAAGATTAATTTCAATGGCTAGAGAAATTGCTGAAGGAAAGGGTATTAATGTTAGAAGAGAAGATGCTAAGTATCTACTTTCAATTAGGAAAGGTGAAATTGATTTAGAGACACTAATCGATGAAGTTGAAAAAGAAATTGTAGAAATTGATGAACTTTTTACAAATTCTAATCTACCAGATAGTGTAGATCAAAATTTTATTAATGAATTATTAATCAAAATAAGAAAAAATATATATAACATATAATTAAAAAAAATATTTAAAATGTTTATATTAGGATTATTGTGGGGAATTGCTACAGGTATAATAGTAAGTTACTACTATAGTAAAGCAAAAAGAAACTTTGAACAGAAAAAAATAACAGGAGATATCTCTTTGAAATTTAAAGAGGTTCTTTCAAATCTTAAAAAAGGAAAAGCGGTATTTGTAAGTAGAATTAATCACACTGTGATTGTTGATACTAGAATATCAAAGCTAGATGTAGTAAATCTAGTTTATTTAATGGATAAAGGAGTATTATGTATTTTTAAAGACAATCAATGTTTATATACAACAGAATCAGTTGAAGTTGATTTAGCATCAGAATTACTAATGGAATTAAATGATAAATTTAATCAACAAATTAATGATGTTGTTAATATTATGGGCATGACTATTTCAAAAGAAGAGTTCCAACTAAAAATAGAAGAAATGAAAAAATGGAATTTAAATAATCCAAACGCTTTAAAAGATATGGATATAGAATCAATCCAACCAGATGAAATAGAAGAAATAAAAAAAGATAATAAAATAAAGTTTGATACTGATGAAATATTAGATAAAATTAGTAAATTTGGACTTAAATCTTTATCTGAAGAAGAAATGAACTTTTTAAATAACCAAAGTAAAAACCTTTAATATGATTAAAGTACTTAAAAGCTACGATACACTAATCAATAGCAATTTCCAAAGAATTACAGAAGGAAAACATTACGATGAAAACTTCATATTATACGATCAAAAGTTTATAGACGAAATGATATTTTATTATCAAAATAGAGAAGAATATGAAAGATGCCAATATCTAGTAAATTATAAAGAAAAGAGATTTAATCATAAAAAAAATTATCTTTTAAATGACTGAATTAGAAATTACTGATAAATTACCAGATAATAATGATGTTTCTATTTCATTAATAAATGAGTGTAATAGATTATCTAAAGAAACTGGTATAATACATTTTATTTTTGATAAAGATACTAAAAATATTATAAACAGAAATAATAATAAAAAAATTGACGAAATTAGAGATTCTAAAATTGAAGAAATATTAGATGATGAAGAATCATATTATATAGGCAATGAAAATGAATTCAATGCATTACCATCAAGATTTTCCTATTACGATACTGAAACAAAGTTAGTTGGTAGATATAATCGTTATGACTATGTGTTAAAATTTGTTAAAGATTTTGGTTTTCAACCAGGTTTTGCCAACTATGGACCAGAATTTGAACAAAGTTTTTTTCTAAATATACAAAGTGGAAAATTAATAATTAGAATACAACCAAATCTCCATATATCATTGAGAAGAATTGATGAAAATGGCGATGTAAGAGTTTATAATGGTTTCTTTTCTAAATCAAAGATATATAATTACTTAAAAAATATTATAGGTGATTCATACTTAAAATCTTTAGTAAGAGATGTTAAATTGAAATATTTACTTGAAGAATAATTTGTAAATATTAAAATTATTTGTATATTTGTTATGTGAATGATTTAACAATAAGTTTAAATTTTAAACATTAGTTTATGTGGTAAAGGGAATGGAGTATATAAAATACTCTTTAACCAAAAAGAGAGTCATTAGACTCTCTTTTTTATTTTAATAAACTCCAAAATTTATCAAATTTCTTCTGACGATCTTCTAAACCATTATATCCACCATTTATTCTCTTAGTTAGTTTTTTAACAGTTTCATCATCTGATCCCCCATCACATATACTCCATAATTTATTCTTATCAAAGAAATATGCTGCAGACATCATAGGATATTTAGTTGAAACTAAATCAGGATTAGATACACAATCTTCACCACAAAATTTAGAAAACTTTTCATAATTTGCTCTTCCAGTCAATTGGATAAATCCTCGGCCCTTAAATTTAATTCCATCCCCAGGTTGTGTGTTACCCAATGTCTTTCTCCCTTCATATTTTTTAAAATAAGCATCATCACCTAATTCCTTTGTATATTTAAAATTCCCACTCTCATGAGCACATTGAGAAAGAAAATGAGCTAATCTTAAATTAGATGTAATACCAAATCTAAACGCAGTATCAGGTATTTGAGAAATAACACTATCAGGAATAACTCCTTTTAATTTTTCTATATTTAATCCACCACCATTCAATGGTGTAGTTGCAGTTGAGTTACCAAATAATTTATCCCATGTAGATTGACCTACAATACCATCTGAAACTAAACCATTTTTCTTCTGCCAATCTTTAACAGATTTTTCTGTATTAGGTCCAAAACTACCATCTGGATTTAATCCTAATTTCTCTTGAAGTTTTTTAACATCTTCACCTTTAGATCCTACTTTTAATAACATAAAATATTTTAATTTTTTAGATAATCAAATGGCAAGCCAAATTTATTATTAGTATATATCATGATCTTACATGTTTTTGACTATTGATAGTCCTCCAAAGAACTCTCGTTGGAATTTCTTTTTTCGTTGTTCTCAATCCAAATTTCATAATCTCTGAAAGATTTATAATGATCACATTCTAATAAATGACTTATCACAGATTCTAAATCTAATTCATTTCCGATAGAAAATCTTATATAACCAACATTACCAGTAATATTAGTTAGAGATAACTCAACTAAACCACCTAGTAATACTTTTTTAGATTTTAATTCTTCAAACAAATAATCAATCATATTATTTTTAATTATCTCTAAATCTTCTTTTGAATAAATAACAATATCAACACCATCTATTTTAAATACATGTTTATCAGAATCAATAACATCAATAGATCCTAAATTAGTATCAAACACATCAGCTAAAACTTTTTCCATGTTTTCATCAGCCTTTTCAATACCTTTATAAAGACATTGCTTAAGATTAGATAGTTTGAATTCATCAGATTCAAAAAATTTAAAATTTTCGAATGTTAAAACAGCATCTCTTTCCATATTTACTCTATCTTCAATAACATCAGATAAAATTCTATCAATCCCATTAACTTCTTTTAGATTATTTCTACCTAACAATTTATTAAATCTATCAGAATTTGGTTTTAAGTATCTACCTAGATTAGAAGGTTTAATTTTCCATTTATCAATATAATCATCTATAAGATCATTTATTTGCTGATAGTATCTATTAGCATCTTCTCTATTATTAATCATAATTAAAACTATATTTTATTATATATATTAAAAATATATTTTATAAAATAAACATTTAATATATAGATTATGAACTTAAAACAAACTAGAGATTACTTCAATCTTAGACCAGTAGAATATGTAGTTAAAGAACATTATAGAATAAAAGAAAATTCAGAATTTGTTCCTAGATTTTCTTTAAAGAATGTTTCTGATATAGCTAAAATTCCAATTAATGAGCCTATTAAGTATTCAGAGGAAGTTATGATTAAAGCTATCAAATATGGGATGATATTCTTAATAAATTATAAAGGTGAGGAAGATAGTCACTTTAGCGGCCATGAGAGAGTAATTTATCCAATGGTTTTAGGTCGTTCTGCAAAAGGTAAGCCACTTCTTAGAGGTTGGCATCTAAATGGGTGGTCGGTATCACAAAATCGTCATATAAACAAGATATGGAGATTATTTAGAACAGATAGAATTTTATCCATGACATTTACCGGATCATTTTATAGATTAGCCCCATCTGGATATAATATGTATGATAAAGGAATGAGAGGAGGTATTATAGCAAGAGCAGATTTTAATGAGATTAGAAGAAATCAACAAAATTTAGTAAATCAAAATAAAATTGTAAATAGGGAAGAAGTTTCTTTAGGAACACAAGATACAAAATCATCATCAATTATAGTTAAAGAAACAGAAACTCAATTAGATTTAATGAAAGCTATGGAGAATTCATATATTAAAGATTCAAAAGACATGAAAACTCTTAGAATGTCTTTTTTAAAGAGTATTTATGGTAATAAGTTTATTGCGGTTTTGGGAGCTTTGGGACAACCAGGTAATACTGTTAAAGTTAAGACAGATAAAGGAACAGATTTAGGTAATTTTAAAGTCTTAGATTCGATTACTGGTGACGTTTTAAAGAACATTAAGAATGTAAAGGGAAATTCTATGTATGATCTTTATATTTTTGATAAAAAAATGTAAAAAAAATGAATTTTAGAATTAATATATACTAAAAATAAAAAATAAAAAAATAATATGAAACATTTAAAAACATTTGAAAGTTATTCTATCAATGAAGAAAACATATTTAAAAATATTGCTCTTTCTATTTTAAAGAAAATTCCTAAATTTAAAGAGGGATTTGAAAATGCTAAAACGAAATTAGAACAAGACAGTAAATTAAAATCTGATTTAGAAAAATTTAAAGATTCTAATTTAAAAGAATTACAAGAAATTCAAAATAAGATAGGTTCAGATTTAGAAAATTTAGATTTTGCAACTAATGAAGAAGCAAATATAATGGGAAGTTTAACAAAATATTTTCCAAAATTAGCTAATTATGGTAGATTATTAACAGCATTAGGATCATTAGCAATGGCTTTTGTAAAAGGAACAGGTGTTACTGGCGGATCTTCTGCAGGTGAAATTAGCGTACACCCTTTATGGTTTGCTGGATTTGTTATTTTTTTACTATGGACAATGTTCCAATGGATTCCGAAAAAATAAAATTAGACAAATATTAAAGGTGTCAAAAAATAATTTTTTGACACCTTTTTTATTAGATATGAATTTTTTTGAATTCTAAATACTCTTTTTAATTTCTCTTAAAACTACTAATTCATTGTCTAATTCAATAATATTTGGAACAACATCTTCATAATACGATTTTTCGATATGTATTTTATAAATTATTGTATTAACCGTTAAATATATAATTGCAAGTCCAGCATTATATCCAAATATAAAAGTTGGTATTAAAAAGAAAAAAATAAAAGGTATAAGATTTATTAAATAGTGAGATACTTTTGTACAAAGTAATTTTAAAAATAATAATTTTAAAATTCTTTTATTTCTCTTAAAACTACTAAGATTTTTACTATTATAACTCGCTCTGATTTCTTCTATACTTTTCATAATTATTAATTATTTAATATTGTTTTACAAATATAAATAATTATTTTTAATATCAAAAATTATTTAATACTTTTTTATCTAAATCAGATAAAGAATCTATACCCAATTCATTTATTTTATCTAAAATAGTATCAATATCTAAATTCTCTAATAAATAATTTTGAAAATCCTTATCATCAATATTCACCTTTCCAATTAAAAAGTCATTTGTTATATCACTAATTACAAATTTAACTTCATATTTATAAAATAAAGATGTTACATAATCCAAAACTTCCTTACTACACATGAAATAAGAAGTTATTGTCCCATTTTCTTCTATTAAATCATAAGAAATATTACCATCTTCAAAATATCTGAAAATCTTTTTTTCTTCCTCTCTAGTTAAATTTGATTTTAAATACTTATCTCTTTCTTCTGTTAAATCTGTTAGTATTTTATATATTTTCATATTACATTCTTTTAATTATAAAAACAAAAATTCATTTTTTTATCAGATAATAATAATTTATCATTTTCTGTTAAAGACTCTATACCCAGTTCATTTATTTTATCCAAAACTATATCTTTATCTAAATAAATATTCCTGTATTTTTGAAATTCAATAATCATCTTTTCCTCAGCAAATCCAAATATTTTAGTATCATAAGTATCATATAATACATCTTTTGTTATATCAACAAATTTATCAACAAATCTATTATACTTAAAATCTAAAGATTCAATCTTAGATATATTTTCACTATCTGTTATAATAGTTATTAATATATTATCACCAATTTCAAAATTTTCCCAACTACACACATTACCATCATATTTATATAAAAAAGTTAAATCATTTATGAATATATCATTTATGAATTTTTCATCTAATTCAGACATATCATTCTTAACTCCATCATTATAATAAACAACTTGATAAATATTCATCACTTTTAATTATTTTTATCATCTTTTAAATCAAAAGGTAAAATCATTTCTTTACCCTCTAAAACTAATTTATCATTTTTGGTTAAAGACTCTATTCCAAATTTCAATATCTTATCCAATACATCATCTTTTGTTAAATTTTTAGATCTCCATATAAAAAAATCATATATCATTTCATTTTCAAAAAATCCAAAAACAGATGTATCAAAAACATCATAAAGAACACTCTCTGTAATATCTTCACATTTAGTCTAACCAGTGAAAACATT